GCTGACAAAGATCACACGAATGATGAAAGAACCTTTATTTGTGGGTTCGACAAACGATGATCTTGTGACGTGGACAAACGCCGTTGGTGGTGACATCTCAAATCAACCCGCTTGTATCCTGCCTTTCGGATGTTTTGTTGATGAAAGTGACGATTTAGTTATGTCACTAGGTGTAAATGATTATTACATGGGTATATTCAGGACTCCTGTACTTAACGTGTTAAGCTTGATGGAGCCCGTGAAATGAGAGGTTTCTAACACCTCTACTATTTCGTGAAGCCAAACGGGTTAGAAGGTAGGCTTTTTTGTCTACCTTCGCAAACTCGGCAAATTAGGATTTTTCTTCTTTCTCGATCGTGCTCCACACGACGAGAGATGTGCGAACGAATTTCTTTTTGCAGCACCGCAATCTTGGTAGCGGCGGTGGCGTAATCCAACATTCCCGTAAGGGTCATTTGCCTTACGTTGTGGAGATCGGTTTTTAACGAGTCAATCTCAATAAGAAGGACTTTACGTAGATCTTCTTTAGGGTATTTCTCTTGTACCCACGCTGTTAGATCAGCAATAGATCCTGTATAGCTGGGCTTTAAAAACCGTGCATAAAGATAAGCCTCGATGTCACTCGCAGCATTCTTCGCATAATGCTTAAAGGCATCCTGCTGAGACTTATCTAACGAACTTAACCAAGCACCAACAGTTGTCGAATCGCCAATCGTTGACTTAATCACGCAAACATCCGGGTACCAGCAAGCGCTTGGTTAGCTCCAAATTTCTTAAGGGCTAGTTGAGCTTTGGTCGCAGCTTGAGTGCGAGCAAGATCTCCAAGCGTACGTACTTTATCTAACTGAGCCGCACTTTCAAACTGCTGAGTACCAAGAGCAAGACGACCTTCATTAGAAGCTCGAGTTTCAAAAATATCGTTCAGAGTCGTAGCTTGATCTTTAGCTACGTCTCCACGGAGTTGCTCTTGATAGGATCGGACACCAAGATTCGCAGTCCCTAGCTGGTTAGCTAGAGCGTTTTGGCCAGCTAAAGATGCAGAACCAGCCTGAGCGAGTAACTGAGGAGCACCTAACTCAGTCGATAACTTAGCTTGCCCTAAGTTGTAAATAGTATCTGTGCCTTTACCAGAAGCGTAGCCGGCTACGGATGCCTGAAGGGTGGCGTCTTTTTGAGCTCGCTGCAAAGCTTCAGTCAACATACTGAGTTGAGCAGAAGCCTTCGTGGTTGCCTCCTGTCCGATTGCGCCAGCTAAAGCACCTTGAAGAAGACTCAGTCCTTGATAAGCAGCAGTTAAAGGATTGTTCTGAGCAGCGATCTGAGCGGCAAATTGTTGATAAGGACTATTGTCAGAGCTGCTACCGCCCCCTCCAAATAAACTGCCGATTCCTCCAATAGCGGCGCCTATGCCGGTACCCCACGGACCGAAAGCTGAGCCCGCAGCAGCTCCCTGAGCAGCACCACCAAGGAAAGACATGATCAGCTAATAGTGGAGGAAGGGGCAGAAAAACCAGAACGGCCTTGGCCAGCCAAGGACGCACCAGCTTGTAAAACATTCGGGTTGGGAACGCCAGCTGAGTAAGCCAGGTTCATCATGCCAAGCCCAATCTGAGCGTTGGCATTAATTTGAGCTTGAGTGATACCTTGCCACGCTGCGATTGTGTCGCTTTCGATCTTGCGGCGGGACAGCTCACGAGTCTGCTCCATACCCGCCTGACGAGCTAACTCGGCTTGACGCTCGTAGTTAGCAAGATCAATTGCCGCACGCTCAGCGTACAGACCGGGATCGATGAGTTTATCGTAGAGTTTTGCTCGATCCGTTTGCTCAGCCTGAGACAGCTCAGCACTTTCAGCAGCTAACTTCTCAAGCAGAGCAAGCAACGCAGCATTCTGATCAACAGTTGCTGCTTGTGCAGGAGTACCAGGAGCTCCAGGTGCAGGGGTGCTGGCCGTGCTCGGAGGAGGTGTAGCCGTGGGATTAGCTTCGGGCTGACCGACGCCAGCGACGGATTGACTGATCTTGGCTAAGTGAGGCAAAGCACCAAGACCGACAGCACCAGCAATCGGAATACCGATATATTTACCGGCTAAACGAAGGCCACTACCAGCAAGAGTTCCTAAGCTCATCGTCCCGTTGCCATCGCTGCGACCGCTGGATCAATACTAGGACGATTTAACAACGATGCGATACCTTGCTGAGCTACGCCACCGGTTGTTTGTGCCTGAGTACCGGCTAACTGTGCAACAGCAGGAACAACAGCTTGTTGAACTTCCAGTTGTTTGCGAGCAAAATCACGCTGACCGGCTTGAGCAGCAGACTCCCTCAGAGCGCTCTCACGCTCAGCGAGAAACTCGCCTGCATCAAGAGGCTCCAGTCCGAGCATACTGCGACGGAAATTTTCGCTAGCAAAAGCGAGCTCAAGTCGCTGAGCCTCAGGCAAAGTAATCATGTACTTGCTGCCTTGGCCGCCACTTTCCGTCATGGGTTCAAGGCCCGAACGAGTAGCTCCAAACAACCCTGCAGCGCCCTGACCGATCAGCTCAGCAATAATCGAATTGAGCAACTGGCTGCCGCCGATAAACTCAGCGCCCTTACCAGCAACCGTTTGAATGGTCATAATCAGGAAAGACCAGGATTGTCGTAACCAGTGCCTGACTTAGGCTTAGTCTGTTTTAATTTTAAACTATCTGCTAACTGTTGGTTATCAAAACCACGCTGCATCTGCTGTGCGGAAGGGAATGCAGATGTCTGAGGAAAATTACTTTCCATATACATTTGCATAAACGTGTCCGGATTTAGCTCCGGTGAGAGCTTGCGTACGTCACGCTCTCGCAGTTGTTGTTGGCGTGCGTTAAGTGTCATTAGCCGAGAGGTTGATAAGCGCGAGAAGCTTCAATACCGTTAGAAGACGGTGCGTTCAGAACGCTGTAGTTAGAACCCAGATTCGGGGTGTCATACTCTAAAGGGCGCTGAGAAGACAACCGATCAGATTCTTCATCTTCCTGATCAGCAAGACGCTCAAGAAGAGCCATGATCAAATTGAATTCCTCGGGATCGAGCATATTGATCAGCTCCATCAAATAAGCATCCTCGTGGGGACGCTCAGGCTCAGTCCGCAGCCGAGAAGCCAACTGAGCCTTTTGCATAGGCATCGTGTTATCCGGATACCCATTCAGCGAACGAGTAGCCCCGGTGTAGAAGCCGTCGCCCTCTTGACCAGGCATCGGGGGCAGACCTTGCCCAAAACGACGAACAACCTGAGCAACAGCGGGAGTGGCTGCAGCCATCTCTGCCGGAGTTTGAGGTACCGGAAGCCCGAGAATCCGAGCAGCTAATTCGTAATCGGCTTTAGAAAACACCGGATACCACCACAGCTGATTCTTCTATATTACCGCGAATACTTAAAATATCGCCAGGCAGGCACTCTAAAGTCATACACAACTTCTCTAATACGTCAGGCGACGGTATGTAGTGTGAATCGGTATAGATCTTTCTTGTCGTAGTTGGCGATAGGTTGGCCTGCTTGCTTAACGCAAACGAAGACAACCTTTTAGTGTCCAACAGCGCTTTAAGTGTATTTACTAGCTTACCTGAAGCTGTATGCGAAGAGTAAAAAGGCACGACTCATACACCCGATCTGCACATAATACTTCGAGATTTAATAAAGTTAAAAGCCCAAGTGCTTACGGCGGCAGAAACCAAGATCAAACGTTGTAAAGCTAATAGGGAACTCAGTGTTATTAAACGGGTGTTTATGAGTGGGCTCATCCACGTGAACCTGCCAGCCCTCACCCCACTTCATATGTAAATACCTTTTGTTTAATTCGTGAGCAATGTGAATAGGCTGAGCCAAAGCTGGATCGGATCTCCAGGTCTGTGAGCCATCCGAATAATCGTTTTTACTAGTTCCGTGATAATAACCATGCTCGAGTGACATCACACGCTTGACATCATCGTGGATGAAGCGCATACCATAATCCATATCCTCTGTGTAAGCAGGGTATAAATTCTCGTCAAATAATCCGTATCGTTGTACCATCCAGTCTTTAAGAAGAAAAATATCCCAACCGCCGCCACAGCCGTGGACAACCCCAACATCCTCAGCCTGTGCTTTTTCGTTCATCTCCTGTAGGAAACCAGGTTCGAACATGACATCATGGTTTGATATAATCCAATATGGTGCTTGCATAAAGCACTTAATAATTAAGTTCCAAGCGCCTGAACAACCCACATTTGAAGGCATGTGCGTCACATGCACTTTCTTTACAAACGGATTAGACAACTTACGAACACTTTCTACCGCGTCCGTAATCTGACCCCGGCCGTTGTTGTTAAATACGACAAAATTATCGACCGGATAGTCGATGCTCATAAAGAGCCTATGTAACCAGTAGGGATTATTGACGATTGCTGTGCCGAGTACAGGAATGGAAGAACGCATTAGACAACTGATCTATGTCAGCATGTTATCAGAAAATATCGACTGAAACAGGTTGCACCCCTGAGCCTCCTCAGTCTGAGCTTCTGGTATATCAAACGAACAACCGTAAGGCGTTAAGTGAGCGCAATCAGAACACGGTATCCCTTCAGGCACCGCAGAAATTGGCTCGAGCTGGACAGGCTGTTGTACAGGTTGATGGACGCTGTTAAAAATATTTTCTAGTTGACTAAACTTAATACGAAGAGTACGCAGTTCTTCATAAGCCTCAGAGTTTATCTCATACGTTGTGTATTTATGATCACACCCAAAGCAGCTATAACGCCTTCTGGTACCTTCAAATATCTTTCTGCTTTCTTTTACCTTGGCTTTGAGTTCGCCGCAAAGGGGGCACTCCTTTGTTTTGTGGAACTCGTAGAGCCCCTGAAGCTGATTGTTGTCGTGTTTTTTCTTTTGAGGTGCCATTAGATGTTTGTTAATGCTGCAGGTGGGACTCGAACCCACATGAGTGAAACTCAACGCATTTTAAGTGCGCAGCGTATACCATTCCGCCACTGCAGCGGCATGAGCACTATAGCAACTTACTGGCTGTCCGAAGGGGGCTCGTTAGAGTTTTTCCAGGTTTGGTCGCCAGGCAGTGGCTCTGTACCATATTCAAACGTATCGTAGTCCTCATCGTTACGAGGATCCTCTACAAACACGTAATGCGTGGTCTCCTCCTTGATAAAAGTTTGCAAGTTTTTGATCGCACTATCGAGAAGTTCTTGCTCTTCCGGTGTGAGTTCAAGGGAGTCTGACACAGACCGCAGGCGACTACCCACAGGCTAACGGTGCTCATAAAAATTCAGGCGGGCGTTAACGGCGGCTTTACAAGTCCGAATGTCACGCCGCCCATAAACCTCAACCTGACGGACAAGACACTCGCCAACAGCCTGGTTGAACTCCTTCATGCGAGCCGCGTAAGAACTCTGGTTGGTTACGAATTTTGGAAACAGCGTGGCAAATGTGATCAGGGTGCAGACCGAAACAGTCAACCCGAAAGCATGAGAGAAGATCGCGTATGCAACGGCGTCGCTGGAGTTGGCTCTGATTTGGATGTCGTTTGTCATGTGAGTCACCTAGTGACACTACAAGCATACAACCCAAAGGGCAGCGTGTCAACAAAATGCTGCTACCATAACGACATTGACAAATCGGCAGATGACTGCAGCCAGCAAGCAGAGCTTTAAAGAACTCATGGCTCAACTGGGCAATGAAGTTGAAGAGGCTGTACCGACTGTCCAAATTCAAGGCAAAAAGAAGCTGGACGAGCGCTACAGCTTCAATCAAACCTGGTATGACGCTCTGCTGAATACCGATCTAGTCCTCTGCACCCGTGACGAAGCGGCAGAACTGCGTTTAGACCCTTCCGCAAAGCGTCAAATCGTCGAAATTGGCGTTTATGAAGGGGCATCCAGCTGCTTCTGGTCTGATTTTTATCTTTCGCACCCAGAGTCTCGTTTAATTTCGATCGATCCGTTCACTGGAAGCTCTGAGCACCACGAAAAACCCGAAAATTACCCCGAATTAGCAGAAATCGAGCTCATCGCTCGTGGAAATATCGCTAAATCTGACAACGCTGCCAAGATTGAAATCATTAAAGGCTGCAGCTGGGACGTTTTTCCCGAACTAAACCGTCGTAACGGCGGCGAACCCTGGATCGATGTCCTTTATATTGATGGTGCGCATGATCCTGCTTCTGTCGCACGGGATACCACGCTGTATGTCCCGATGGTTAAATCTGGTGGCGTCGTTATTTTTGACGATTATGGTCATCCCGACGTTCAGCGCGGTGTCGACGGGGCTCTTACTGCCTTTGCTTCGATGAAACTTGCGATCTTCACCGGCTGGCAACTTGCTACTAAAGTCGCATGAACGCAGAGGATCGCTGTAGAACCTGTCGGTTTTTCCAGCTGACGCACGATGCCGAGGTGAATGCGACGGGTCAGTGTCGTCGCTTCTCCCCTATTCCCGTCTATATTCAATCTGCACTACTGCCACGATCGCAGTGGCCTCAAGTCAACGCTGACAAAGACTGGTGCGGGCAGTTCAAGCCAATTAAATAAAATCTCAAATGAGACACATAAGATTGGCGCTTGGGGAGTTTCGACGCGCTCCCCACACCTTTCCCCACTAGTAGCTGCGCACGCACGCAGTTTTTTCTTACACCTGCTGCCCTTCGTCTTTTACGGCCTGCTTATGGGCCTCTTTTTTTGCGTCCCAGTCCGCTGGCTTTGTCCTTCGCGTTAGCTGGATTTTCCGTTCATCCACCAGGTGCCAACTACTAACAAAACTCTGCTCACCCCACGCTGCCTTAACCAAGATCCCATAATCATCAACGCCAATCACTTCGAAATCATCTTCATCTACATGCACATAAGTCATATACTGCACAGTGCCCCCAAACAAACATAAATGCTAGAGTGATATTACACCCTTAAAACCAAGGGAAAGCAGTGACTAACGGCGTTCAATACTTACCGACATATCGTTCCGGTTTCACTGGTCCGAGTGAACGGATCGGTGGTTCATCGCCGTATCACATCGATCTCAAAATCCTCAGCGCCCTTCCCCTACAAGAAAAGATCCGAGCCCTGGATTCACTGGCCCAGCAGTACAGCAGTATTGGCCGTGAAATCGAGTTCTCCAACCAAGCCGTCTCCAGCCAACGCTGGAACCCAAACGCCAGTCCCGAAGAAAAGAAAGCTTTATTCGAAGCTGCCACTAAGGCCCACGCGACTCGGCCCGGCTGGGATCCTCTAGATTTTTACGTTCCGTTTAAAGGTAAATCCCGTTTCGATACGGGTGCGGTCGAGGGCGCCTCGATCTTTATCCCAGGCGTACCTGGCGGCAAAATTCGCCGTGGTGCAGGTGGTGGTTATGGTTACTTCAGCGAAGCCATGGACCCTAGCGGCCGCGTGGTATTCCGTGTCGGCCACGGTGACATCAACCGCCCCGAGCAAGAAGGCGAAATTGCTGTCGCTCAACAAGCTACACCTCAACCCGGCACAACAAAACCCGAAAACAAATCTGCCGAAGAGCTCCTACTCGAAAAGATCGGTGAGCTCACAAAACCCAAAATCGAAGTCAGCAGCAGCTACACAGGGCCTAGCCCCGAAACATTCCGCAAGGCCCGCGAAGAAATCGATCAAACTGTGATGCAGCTTCTGCTAGAAAAAGCGGGGCAAAAGCCTGAAGGAAAGCAAACTCCCCAATATGTACAAGGCGCGGGAAGCGCTGCTGCTGCCGCTTTAGCCCAAAAAGGCTTCGCGACTCCGAAATCCTTAATCTAAGGATTCACCACGGCTGAGTTTCCGAATACCCGTAATGAGGTACGCGTAATCACGCGCCTCAGTAACAGGCTTCGATTCCCCGCAAACATCGCAGTCGCCTTCCCAAACTGAGCTGCAGCCGACCGAATAAACGCCGTATTTGTCGCCACAGTCAGAACAGACGACATAGGCGTTCTCAAGCTTTTTCAGCAGAGCCCTCGTTGCTGAACTGAGTCGGGGCATAACCCTCGCCAGGGAAAAGAGAATTCATGATGGACTCTACCTGGTTAACCCGAGCGCGACGATCCGCCAGCTCCCGACATAAAGCTTTCTTTAGATGTGATACCAGTTTGCCCGTCATATCCTCATCCATATACTCACATATAGTTTCCTCTAGCCTTTTATACACACCTTCTTCGTAGGTGCACATCTCAAAGGGCATCGTTCCAGTGACGGATGACACCCGCAACGATAAAGCAGTTCGTCACAAAGTAAGTCACGAATATGAAAGTCCTAACCCAAGCGACATGGTCTGCTGTTTGCTGGCAGTCAGCACTCTTAGGACCCAAGGCATTAGCCCAGATCTTAAAGATCTTTTGACGGCGCCGATTCATCTAATACAAACTTTCTTGAATTCCACGCGTTAACAACGCAACTCAAAACTTAACCGACAAATATACAAAGAAGGGAGTCAACGAATATCTAACTCTCCGTCCTCATCCCAAGTCATGCTGTGCATCAAATGGTATTGAGGGCCTTCAGCTTGTCGAGTTGTAACTGAAACTGAAGCGCGACCAGGCTTCCGATCAGCGGATAATGCTAACAGTTTTGCCAGCTGCGTCGAAATCCGATCGAATGCTTTGCAGGGGTCGCCCACGACAGGCTTTGCGTGTTCTTAACTTTACGTAATCAATGTGGGCTCTGCACACAGTCGTTGCAAAACGACGTACTCAAGCCGCTTGATCCAGGCGTCTCCGAGCTTTTTTCACCGCAGATTGCTTAGAGGCGCCCGATGTAGTTCCTCTTGGTGCGGCAGTCTCCCGAGCAAAAAGCTTGAGACTGTCAGCACCGCCTCCTAAAACTTCAGCAAACTCGGAACCAGAGGCTTCTGCGGTGGGCTGCCCAGTAGGAACAGAACGAGTACCAGTAAAAACGGGACTACCTTGATAACTAAAACCGCCGCGTCGAGGTTTCTTTGAAGAAAAGAACGACGCAAGCTTGTCAGCACCCACAGTGGAAGAAGCTGGGGTGGTCGCAGGAACACTTACTGTGTCAGAAACAGGTGCAGGCGTCTGCGCTGTAGCTAAACCTTGCAAAAAGTTTTCTAAAAAGTCTTTAGAAGGTACACCTAACTTCGAGCGACCAGAGCTTTGTTTGCCGGAAATGGGGAACATGTAATCCCCAAAGCCAATAGCAAACTCACGCGAGGGAGCTCGGCGGGTAGTCATCTTAGATATACCTTTTAAATAACTCTAAATCAAACCCCACCTAGGGGATATCCCATCTTTCTGAGGTTCTCCCGAGCACGATCAATGTGACCGCTTTCGCGACGAGTCCGCAGCCAATCAGCCAAACGGGCATAAGCTTCAGGAGACTCAGGACCACCTGGGTCAACATCTGCAGGGGCTACGCCTTTATAAGGGACGTACCCAGCTACATCCTGTCCCCCACCACGCAGAAAAGATTCGAGAAAATCCTCAGCAACTTTTTGAATAGAAGCCTCTCTGTTGGGAAGGTAAGAGAGAACTTCTACAGCAGTAGAGTCCATGCCGGGACGAAATACAAGATCTCGTGTACCGTAAGAATCTTCGCCAGGTCGATACACAAGGTCCCGGTACATGCTTCTCTTCGGCAACAAACCTCAGTCTATTTTAGAACCTCCTAAAGGCGTTAAACGCTCTATAGCTGTAATCTTGCTACTTTGGGCAGTTGGTTTTGTGATTATGTACCTAGATAATGTCTGCTTACAGATCGTTCGCTTCAAGAATTACTGCTGCAACAACAAGCATCAGTAAGACAAAAAGAATACCAATCAAGAAAATGACTGGCCAAACCACAGAGGTCATCAGGTAGCTTGCGGCAGGAGACCGCGTTTTTCAGCTAAACGGTAGGCGAGATCCGGGTTTGCCTCAACCCAAGACATAAACGACTCAATAGGCATACCTTCAGCAGCGCCACCTTCATAGAGACGACGCTGTAATTCACCACCTTTAGCCATTTCAGCACCCAGCAGACGCTGACGAGCGTACACCTGAGCAAGCTCATTCATGCTTTCTGGTTGTGGTGTAGGAGATGGTGCAACTTCTCGCGTAACAGGAGCGTGCCGTTCTTCTACAGGGCGTTGAGCAGCAGGACTAGGAGCAGCAGCGCGGGTCTGTTGAGGGGCAGCTAACTCAGCAACTCGAGTCTGCTCTGCCCTTTTTTGTTTTTGCTCTTGTAAATATTGAGCCTGCGCTGCTTTAACCAGTTGATCCTGGTTAGCACTAACTGCTCCTGCATCCAGAACATTCAGTGCAATACCTGGCAGAACACCGCCATACCCAAAATACTCAACTCGAGTCCTTGCTTCAGGACCCAAAGCTTTACCCACGACGCCGCCGATTGCCTCTTCTAAGAGCATCGTTGCAGCGTTTACAGGATTTAAAGGGTTGAAAGCTTTACCAAGTGCACCAAGACGAGTAGTAGGTGTCCGACTCTTAAAAGGATTTAAAGCTACGGGAAGACGGAAACCCACTTTTAGACCTTTTACTCCTGAGAACTAATTATAAGCCAGCTATAAAACCAAATAAATAGGGGCCCTTAGGCCCCCCGGAGTCCCCTTGTCCGTTGTCCCTAGGCAGGAACTCTGACATTCTAGTCGCGAGGGGCGGATTTGAACCGCCCATTTCTGAGCTATTTGCTCAGCGTTCTACCCCTTGAACTACTCACGCAGCCCGATGCGAAGAGCAGAGCGGGAACACCAATCACTTTAGCGTGGTGTTCTCGTGCGAATAACGAGGATCTATTTCCACGCCTCGATAAACACACCGAGGGCTTGCTTCACGGGTCGTTTTTTGCCAGTCAAGCACCTCCTTCTGGTGCTCAACGGTGTCATACTGTTTACCGCGATACGTTAAAACAGTCATGGGTAGCCTGTAACTTCCTACATTGTAGGAATTGGTAGCGATTGATACTGTATTACTGCTATACAAAACACATATTAAACTGTTAAACCCAGACTTCAGTCGTAGAATTTACAGGTACTCTGCATTCCTCCCGTGGCAAGGGAGTGGAACACGCCTGTTCGTGAGCCTTGGAACGGAATGATTAAAGCATCACTGGATGCTATAGATCGACATAACGACCATTATTTAAAAACAAACAGCTATAAGCACCTAGTAGCAGCGCATTATCTAAGACAATATGTGGCTTATGTAAAAGATATGATATTGGAACTCGAGAAAAACCAAAACGGTACTACTCAGCCGTACCTCTAAACCATTTTCGTTTTTCAGAGAACCACTCAGCCAAAGTGACGGGATCTTGGGCTCCGTTGAGGTGAGAAGCCGGGTCAGGATCCCCTAAATCCATTTTTTGCATGAAATCATCCAAAGTTCCGTCCTGAAAAGCACCGTGAATGCCTTCACGACGTGCTTTACGGAGCATAGCATCTACAGAATGGTTTGATTTAGCCCATTTCTGTATCCATTCCATATCTTTGAACTGAACTTCTTCTCCCTTTGCTATCCGTTGGCAAATAAATTCAACTTTCTGACGCACTTCCGTGGAAAGCATTCGATTGCACGAACCTTTCTACCAGCTTAGGTGCCTTTAAAAGGTTTAAACCACGACCACGTGGCGCCGAAAATTTTTTTGATGGGGATCGCGAGGATCGAACTCGCCTGAAATCGATTATGAGTCGACCGCTTTCACCAGATAGCTAGACCCCCAGCCGTGCCACTATACTGACAATGGACCTTTTGGGGTCAATTTACCCCGCCGAAGACCAGAGGTATCTCGCCCGCGTCGTCGCGTAAGCTCTCTATTTAAAAAAAAGAGCGGAAATTGCGGGCAGCATGATGCCATGATGGTACAGTATAACACTGCCGTTGTTGTAACTCACCTATTGTTTATTGTTTATACACAGCACTGTTTAATTCTTTCTACGGTCATCAGGGGGTTGTCGTTTATTCTTATTAAGATCTGCCCGTCGTGTGCTACCCTCGCGCGCATGTGCGGGCGCGGTTCCATCTCCTGCGCACTGAGCGCACACAGTGTGCCAATCCGCAATCCGGTTGCAAGGGGTTGACCTAGTGCGCCGTGGTGTGATCTCATTAAGGGGTCGAAGGGCGAGAGCCCGATCGGCAGAATCTGGACAATCCGATCAGCACCACGCCAGCCCCGGCGCGATCCGGCGGTTGATCAGCCAAGGCCTGTGAACCTATGCGTTCCCCCTTGTGCCGATCGCCAAACCGTCACTCGATCGTTCCGACAAGCTCCGCACCATGCTGTAGGATTCCAGCAACGGCCCGAAAGGGTCGACGACATAGGACAACCGACCGTCAAGACTGACGCCCACCAGGGTGAGAGCAGACCCATAAGGGATCGCACCTGGTAGTAGTGGCTGGCAGTTAGGCGGGCGGGGACCGATACCCTCAGATGCTAGTAGTCAGAGGCGGGGTGTGCCCACAAGCTCTCGCGAGCCTAAGCCCCTTGCCCCCACTAGAATCTTCCGCTCACCCGACGATGGCCTGCGAGTCACGTTAAGGGAGGCTTGAAGCTAGTGGCTTGCCCGAGAGGCCCTTGGTCCCATGCTCAAAGTATTTAACTTTGGCAGGTTGTCGTTAGTTAAGTCCCCAGACTTGCGAGCTTGTGACTAACGCAGTAGCCCAGTGAGAATCAGATTCCCGGCTACATGTATCGTTGCGACCTTTATAGATCTGGTGTGGCCTGACGCAATAGCCCGTCCTACCCAGCTCGGGCACAATTTAACTTTCTCAACCGCAGGGATGCTGTGTCCAGAGTATCTGTCCCTCACACAGGTACGCTGGACAGAGCCCATAGGAGTTCTTTCTACGGTCATCGTCTCTGCAGCCATGCCCGCAAGCTTTTAATTTTGCAGGTTTGGCACAATTTAATAGCTTTTGTGCGCATAATGTGCGCCATAACTGACTTTAATTTGGGGTCAGTTTCCCGGAATCACTCTTTAGTGGGGCCTGGTATTACCTACCGGGCTCTACTTAGGGGTGGATTTCTTTGTATTCGTGATCACATTTGATCATGGTGCAAAGTTTCGTTTCTGCGTTTGTGTGTGTGACGCTCTCACTGTGTGTTACGATGCACACTGAGGGCCTCTACCCTCACCGTTTACAACAGTTTCACAGGTGTATTTACATGACTGAACTGACAATTAAGACCAACAATCAACCACGCCCGTTGTTCAACCCCTGCGAACTTTCGCAGTCTCAGCGTGCCAAACTGCGCCACCAATTTGATTGGATGAGCGATGAAGAGTTCGACCGCGATTGTTCATTCTTTCGCTATCGCGGTTGGTATTACAACCTCTGCGAGTTCCTGACTAACACTAACCCTGACGGTCCGTTTAAGGGTTGGCACGGTATCGCTAACGATTCCTATTTCACAGGAACGCTAGTTAAGTTGTGCGGCAACGATGTCATCGTCGGCCGTTATTCTTCCTGATAACTGTAACTAACACCATTGCAATCTGATCATGACAACCACATTCACACAATCCAAACTCGAATGGAGTGCTTATTGGCAGTGGGATGGTGAGCCTGAGATCGGTGGAATCTACACTCAGGATGTTAGTTTCTACACAGACGATAACTATAAGTTCACTGTGTCATTCCGTATTGGTGAGGGTAGGACTCTTGGCCTATTGTTCGCTGAGGTTATAACTGTTAATCCACAGTTTGAGACACAGACAATGCACTATTGTCTCGGTCAGTTCTACAGAAACTCTGGCGCTAAGATGTTCACACAGTTTGCACTTGATCACTTTATGCAAACTGAAACGTGGTCTGCGTGCCCGTCATTTAACTGCGTTGACTACATCAACGGCGACCCATTCACCCTCTCAGGTGATGAACTTGTTAGCGACATTGATTGATCATGCAACCGATCCCGCACTTTAACTTCGTTAGTCGTCGTGAGGTTGAGTTCACTCTCGCTGCGCTTAATCAACTCGCACAGTCTGGCGAGATTGATCCTATCGAGCGAGACGAGTTTTACAACCTCCTAGAAGCTTTCCAAACATTCGCCCTGCAAGTCTGACAAATGGCTCACACAATCGACACAGTTGCTGCACGCGAACTAGAAGTGTACGCAGTCAACTTCTCATCTGCTCACTACAACACAGTGGGCAAGACTCTATCTAAGTTCTACAAGCAAGGTACGTTTAGTCTCGACCGGGCTATTGCTTACATCGAGCGTTATTTACTTGTGCCAGCTGCTAAAGATTACAAACTCTGCTACGGCTCTATGGCTACATCGTGGAACGCTATGTTTCCCAAACCTGAGCGCCTTGTGGCTGCAGAATCTATCGCCCACAGCTTCGTTTCTGAGTTTCGTTTAGGTAACTTCTGGTCATGACTAACAACATCGACGACACTTACATCATCATGGACGATCTCATCAACAAGCAATTCACCCTCCAGCGTGATGTTCTAGCTAGCTGGAATGAACTACACAAGATGAAGCTCAAGCATGATGCTTTGTTATCCGAACTGCGCAACGTTCGTGAGCAGATTAAGTATGAATCCGAGCCTTCTCTGTTTGATCAAATGTTCGGCGAAGTAGAACCTAACCGCTAACGCGGGCCAACTCACACAATACCAACAACATCACCATGAAACTTTCCGTCTTTAATCTTCATCGTGGCTGCACAGAATACGTACAACTACCGTCAGGTAGGTGCGTTAATGTCCACGTTGCTCGCTTAGCTAACACCACAGAGGTTCACGTTCAAGCTAACAACGAACAGTGGCCGCAAGAATACAGCGACACGTTTCTACATTGCAAGCGTTGTGTGAATGTGTTTCACAGTGCATCGAAGTCACTAACTCACGAAGACATTGAGTATCTACAGGATCGCTACTTCCGTCCCTACGAAGAACTTACCTTCGCCTGACTATGTACTACATCCAACGCCGTTCAATCAACCACAACTACCTAGAAACTGTTGACGAGTTCGAGTCTCACAAAGAGGCTAAAGCCACGCTGCATGAGTATCAAATCTGTGATTACTCAGCCGACTATTACATCAGTTCACGTTGCTGTAAAGCATGGAGGGAATCGTGACACAGACACAGTTTGACAAACTCTACACAGCTATCTACGAAGCTTATGAGTTTGCAGCACTTAAAGATGAGTACATTCGGTCGACTTTAGGTGACGCGCTTGATCACATGATCTTGCTCAAACAGCAGAAACTTATCTACCCAGACAATGAAACAATCAGCCAACCTAGTCCGTGAACAAACTAGAGCAATAGATCTGTGGACACTACTGCACGATGCTGAGCAACTTGTAATTAATCACGAGTATCTCCACGCTCGTATGCACCAACGTCTGCAGGATCTTATGAATGTCGTTGAGTCTTATCAAGAAGCGATTGAGCTAAAGCTTGAGCAAGACAATCTAGACAGCGACTACCTAACCTAACCCGCTAACGCGGGGCCAACTCACACAATCACTTCAACAACACAATGTCTTTCACACAACACTGCGCAATCGCTACCTGCAGCATTAACAACGTGCTCGACGTTAATGATCTCTGCTCTAATCTTTATGACTACTTGACTAACCACGAAGACGAGATCCCCGAAGCTCTGCAGGATTGTGCTTCCTTCGAAGAGTTTGCTGATCAAGTCTCAAACTATGTAGAACTTGTCGGCGACAAGCTCACAGTGACAATGGACACGGAGGAAATCAACAGCGACAACGAGATCTTTGACTTCATCACTGATCACTACGCTTGCCTAATGACCAGCAAGTTCATGAAGATCGTGTGGACTTCATACGATAGTCGGGCAGGTATCTCAGCTGATTGCACTTACTACGACAACAGCAACAAACTAATCGACATCGAAGCGATCCTTAATGCCCGCTGAAGCGGGGCCAACTCACACAATCACTTCAACATCACATGAAACGATTGCTTTTGTTGTTCCCTATGATGTTCATCAACCCAGTTAGTGCTCGCCCAGTTACTGCAACTGTTTACCACGAGTGGTATCACGCGAGAGAAACTTACTGCGGTCAAACTTACCAGCACTGGGGTATTTCAGCTGCTCACCCTTGGTTACCTTGCGGCACAAAGGTTCGCGTTCAGCACAAGGGGCGAACCCTGACTGTACCAATCACAGATCGCTGCGAGTGTAACTCGATCGACTTGTCAGCTGGCGCAGCCTATCGCCTAGGTGTACCGATTGATGGTATCGCAACAGTATCCATCCACTACTAGCACAGTGCCTTGACTGTTCCGACAGGCATGGTATAGTGTGGCGGCCTCTCGCTGCATCACATCTTCTACGGTCATCATTTTTGATCATGACAAATCACATTCCTTACGATCTTTACAACTTGAGCTGGCACTCTCTCGCGTATCACTCTCTCGCTCGCTTCAAGCAAATCGTGCGGCACGATGACACGATTCCCGCAGATGTAATCGAGCAGATCGAGGACAACATCATCCCTGCCCTTGAGTATCTCGAAGGTTGGGAACCTACAGACGACATGATTCAAGCCCACATCGACTCTCACGGGATGATCTGATGATTCAAATTGTCGTTGATGATGAGTATGGCGCACCGTACGCCGTCGACACTTTCCTAACTATTGAAGATGCACGCCATGCACTGAATGAATTGGAATCTTCACTCGAAGACTGCATAACTTCAGCGCGTGCCCATCGCCTGATGCAGGCAATCGACCAGCTTAAACAATCCATTGCAGACCATGAAGATGGTGACGATTAACACGAACGAAGGCGCTTTCAAGATCCCTACTAAGTGGATGGGAGAAGCCTTGGCTGTCCACCGCCCAGTTGTCGGTTTCGGTGGCAAACTCAGCAAAGAGAAATGCACCTGGACAATCACTCACATTGAGTCAGGAATGACGGCCGGCAGGTATAACGGTCCCATGAACGAAGCAATCAAACTAGCTAAAGCGTGGGATCTCACGTTCAAAGATGAACTACCCGGCTCAGAGCCTGATGCAAAATCCTGGGTACACAAAGATCAGTGGCTAAACCAAGTTCGTCGGTTCAAACCAATCGCTTCGCCTGATTCGTTCGAAGCTGTAGTCAACCATTACAACACTGAATCATGAGAACCATCGAAAAGAAGATGCTCAGCGCAATCATCGAGCGCAAGAACTTCAGCTTGGATAACACTCGCGTTGAGTGTATTCACTTCCCACATCCTGTGGATTCTGAAGATCGCATCATCGACCGCTGCAATGTCTACCTGCACAACAACCTCATCGCCACGGTGACTCCCGACGATGTAACAGTCAACAACTGTGGGTGGCGAACAAACACAACTAAGTCTCGCCTGCACGTTATCTTGCGTGAGTTCTGCGGTGCTTGTGTGTCACAAACTAATTTCGAGTGGTTTCTGACTACACAGAACGAAGTCATCCCCATGGTGGACAAGCAGGATTACACTGTTAGCCGCGTTCCAATGCACTAATGCCTCTGCCTAACCTGCGAACTAACCAACGTAACCTCATACGTTTGGTAGCACAACACGAACACCGTTATCCCGACGAACCTTGCTACCTCGGCAAAGTCACAGCAAGTAGGCAAAACGTCTTTCTAAAAGCTGTTGCTTCATTAGAAGAACGGAAACTTGTAGAAATCGACCGCACTAGTAACAACTTCAGGGCCTGGACAATTAAGCTTCTAGTTCCTCTCGAAGATGTAATCCCTCAGTCCCTCAACTAACCATGAAACTCCTTACTTCCTTACTCCTTTCTTCTTTCGCTTCGTTTCTCATCGCCACGCCGGCTAAAGCTCAGTGGGCGATGACTTGCACTCGTGACTACAACAGCTCAGTAAATCTACGGACACAACCATCAACACGAGCAACTGTTGTTGCTTCGATCCCGAATGAAAGTTATCTCCGTGCACTGACTTGGGTGTGGGGTGGAGACAAACTGCGCTGGTGGAAAGTTGAGTACAACGGACTCGTGGGTTGGATGCGCTCTGACTATCTATGCAGATAGTTTCAAAACAGTATTTAATTTAAAAATGACTCAAGAACATCCAGTCACCCCATCACAAGCATTGGTACAGCGATGGTTTCTAGGGGCTAAAGCTCTACCCCCAAATCAGTGGGTAATTGATGTAGCTAACGAAGCTGCTCAGTGGGGTGCAGATACGGAGCTAGAAGCGTGTTGTGCTTTAGTTGAAGTTGATCCCTGCTGTGGTACTAAGTTTCAACGAAGAATCCTTGTGAAAAAACTGCGTGAGGCTCGTCGTCCTAAACCGCGAGGCTCAGACAAGCGGCCGACAGATAGGGAACTTCAAGAAGTTTATTTAGAGGGTTACTACTCCTGTAAGGATCGTAATGGTCCTGATGCTCAAGCAGCTGGACTCCGTGCAGTCTTGAATCGCTGGGGTAGCGAAGCCGTCAACTAACTGAACAATCATGTTTCGCAAGATAGCTTTAGTGGCTGCAGGTGTTGGCGCCTTCCTCGTGGCTTCAATCTGCATAAGTTTAGGGGGTATGGTTGTATCAGCTTTGATACCCGGCGCATCTAAAGACAAACCAGGGAAACTCGAAGCTGACCCACAGCAGGCGGCAAAATCTGAGTGGCTACAGCAGCTCGAAGGTGGTGGCCCGACCGCTTCGAAAGAAGCCAAGGAAACACCAGAGGCAGAGGCACCAAAGGAACAACAACCAGCGCCTGAAACGGCTGTGTTTCAACAAGCTGACCCAGCACATGTTGCTGCCCCGCCAGCGCCTACAGTGGGTCCGGGTAACTTCGAGTCACCTGCTCCTTACCTACCTCCTCCGTCTGTACAAACAGGCCCTGGGAACATGTAACTAATGAAACTCAAAATGTACGCTTTAATTGGTTCAGTCGGTGGCGTTGTACTAGCTCTCGGCATCCATCAAGGTCAAAAGTTTTTTGAATCAAGAGGGGAAGTCAGCGAGTATCACCAACAGATGCTGCTCGCCATGGAACAACCCTTAGAGTTGGGCAACGATCCGGCTCGAACTTATCCTGATGGTGGGTTACCTCTGGACGCTACACCTGAGCCAGGCTACCAAAACGAACCAGGATCTTTACGCCCCTCCATACAGTTCACGAATCAACCTCCAGCACTTCCTCCACTATCTAACGCACCGTTCCTTGTACTTAAAAAATCATCGCAGTCGATCAAATCAACTAAAGATCCTATTTGGACACTCCAGCTGATCAGTAAGGATGGAACTGTCCTAGATAGCCTGCAGGCTGTGACGGGTAGAGCGTCCCGACAAGCAGTTAATCGTCACATCGCTGGCACAAAGGCCCCTCTGCCTGTCGGAACTTACCGGATTGAGCGAGCAGGAATCGAAAGCGGACCCTTCAGCGATCCCGAACTAGGTAGCGGCTATTGGGTGCCGATCACACCTATGTTCGCCACAGGGCGATCCGATCTTGGCTTTCACGTTGACCCTTCCTGGGGCAAACTCAACGGAGAGTCAGGCACTAGCGGCTGCATCGGTCTTGAGAACGTCGACGCAACTGTAAAGCTCGTGACGTGGATCAAGCACTTCAACGTATCCAAACTCATTGTTCAATCGTGATGCGCACCACTTACCAGAAACTGCAGATCTTCGCCCTAATCTTCTCTGCTTCAGTTTTGTTGAGTGCTGTGATGCGAGGAGGAACAGTGGCAAAAACGGATTCGATGCAATGCCCAGTTGCTCCCAACGGCAAACTCCATTACGGACCTGGTTGCTGATGAAGATTCAACCTTAAACTCAACCCGAAACCTCCGGCTGCTTGTGAATTCCCCAATCACCATCGTTCTTCACTCTCAGATCAGCAGCAAACACATCACCTACACAAACATAAGCCCTCAAACATTGCTCTCTGTGATCAAGGGGAGCAAGAGCAAGCCAGCTCGTGAGTTAGCAAATCGACTCATCCCGATCTTGGAAGACCTATCCAAGTAGACTTCTGACGCACACCCCAAGCATGAAGCTTCTCACTAACCTCATCCTGATCTCAATCAGTCTTGTTTCTTTTAGCTCTGTGGCTGCCCACGCGCATCACACAGGGCAATACACCGAAGTCAACCAAGAACAATGTCAGAAGTAAGCTTCACGCTCAAGGAGATTCTCACGCTCCGACGTGCCCTAAATGCTTTAGTTGTCAGGCAGGAACTTAACTTGCTGTCTGCCTCTGAGTCGATGAAAGAAGAGATCACAGCTACGCTGGTGAATCTGCATGACCTTGACATTAAATTACTGCAACTAAAACCTGAATGCTCTCGCTCGCAATAGAACCCTTCGCTCGGTATAACCCGCGTGAAGTATCTTGTACGACATTACTTATCTTTCTTGCCGTAGGGGAGTCTCAAGAGGGACTCCTTCAGACGGACATAGCCAGGAAGCTAGACATCCCAAAGTCAAGCGTTAGTAGAAACTGCAGCATCCTAGATTCACAAACTCAAAAGGGTGAACCTGGGATGGGCCTCATCAGCAGGGAACCCTGGCACGCAGATCAAAGAATCAAGTTTGTGAAACTAACAGAGAAGGGTCGGGCACTCTTTGATGAAATTCACAGCAAACTGAGTTAGTCTCTCTGTCAGCTTATTGCTTCTTATGGTGCTTCCAGACTGGCGGATCACAGCTCTCTGCCAAGGTGGGATGATCGAGCCTTTTGATCCCACGATGGTCAACCCGGCCAGTCTGGACATAACTCTCGGAACAAACATTTTCATAGAGGTTGAAGACGGAGGTCTACTGCCTAAAGACATCTCAGATCACACAAGATCTAATCCGTACTTACTGCTTCCTAACGAGTTCATCCTGGCTCAAAGCGCAGAAGTCTTTAACATCCCAGACTTTATCTGCGCTCAGTTTGCGCTTAAGTCATCCCTCGCCCGTGCGGGATTAGAGCACCTGATGGCGGGCTACATCGACCCAGGCTTCAATGATTCTGTTCTGACTCTCGAGTTCAAGAACGCTAAAAGGTTTAGTGCTTTCCCTCTGTGGCCTGGTATGCGGTGCGGTCAGATCATCTTTACTGAAATGTCTGACACGCCTCAAGTTAGCTACAGGTACACAGGCAGATACAATCACGATGCCAAGGTAGCCAGATCGAAAGGTCTCCTCTGATCTAAACGGATCTCTGCAGAGAGATCCCGTAAGACTCAGATGAGAAAGATAAAAGTATTTAAGTATGTCCAGGTTTGTTGATAATCTTTTTATAGAAAAAGAAATTTAACTATGAAAAGTTACACATAGTACCCCGCCAAGCGTGTGCAGATAAATTTCTGCGCAAGGGTTGACACGGTAAGCTGAGTGATGTACATTGCTCTGCATGGGCGGCACCGGCCCTAAACGTGGTGCGCCTCCTTCGAATCACATCAAATGACTAAGGTCACTACACAATCCCTGGTCGAACAGGGGCGCATCAGTGCAGAGCGTTACGACGCGTGCGACAACGCCCTGGCCGAGCTGAACGGAAGTTTCGGGACAGAGTACGAAGCTGCTCGGAGCAACCTCACAACCATGCTCTGCCACGCGGATCACTTCGGGTTGGATCTGTCCGTCTTCAAGGGCGACGACTCCCTGTTTAAGTTCCCTGAGTTCCGTACGAACATCGTTGTACGTATCGACCGGAGCCCCTCGCCTCACATCAAACTTGACAAGATCAACGACAAGATCGCAGACCTAGAGCGCAAGCTGAAGCTGGCGAAGATCGAACGCGACAGCTTGATTAAGCAACTCAACTTGACTGGGGCAGTCGATCTGGTCACTGACAAAATCACCGCAGTCTTCCGTCGTCTTAAGTGATCGTGAATAACGAAAAGATCTTCCTGATTCACTGCTCTGTGAGTGCCTCTGTTCGACAGAGCACTCAGATAAAGATGGCAGACCTTCAACTGCCTGGTGCTGTTATCGACGTACTCGAGAAACAACAATCAGTCTCAGTGCGTCCTACGCTCTCTGGGAGATTGAAGGAGTTCCTTAATCTTCTGAGGATCGAACAACGTAAGTTGTACGACGAGTGCACAATTCACAACGGTGACGTTCACTTCCTCCACGAGGACTACTTTGAAGAAGCTATGGAGCGAATCGCCAAGATTCGTTCTGACGCTGCGAAGTACAACGAACAGCTGAACGAACTTTGGCTGGAAGAATACACTCGCTGGTCGAACACAGTTGAAGGCTTTCTTGAGCCGTTGTTCCGTGATGACCCCGAAGGTTTCAAGCTAGCTAAAGAAGCTTACTTAACTATCTTCCCTACCAAGCAGGAGTTCGAGAATCCAATCAGAGTCTTTGTGGTCGGACCAAACCCAGTCAGCTTGGTTGTTTCTGAAAACAAAGAGGAGCACTCTATTTCCACAGCGATTCAGGAAGCCGCTCTGTTCAACACAAACGAAGTTCTTGAGGCTGCCCGTGAAGGTGCTGCTGATCGGGCATTGGCCAAAGCAGCCGAACTTCTCGATGACCTAGACGTTCGAGTCTCATCTAAGGTTGGTGAGCGCCAAACCGGCGGAGCTCGGCGGCGCGGTTCGTGGCAGATCACAGCGGAAACGCTGCAGCTGATTACTAGACACTGCCCAGGTTTCGAAGATCTGTTCAAACTTTCGGAAGATTTACTCGATGTAGGTGTAAGGCTTCAGAGTGATTCTGCAAAGGTAAAGAACCAAGCCTTTAAAGAGTATGCGGATCTGAAGGGCAAGATTCGTAATGAACTCGAAGCAATCGTCAGCTCTCGAAACTCCAGCGACGGACTTGAGTCCCTGAAGAAATCGCTGGCTCTTTCTAATACTTATCGTGACCTACTCACGAAGATAAACACAGCAGAAACACAAGAGCAATTAGATGAACTCCATCAGGAACTTCAAGTAGAAAAAGATGTCTACCAACAACGAGCTAAGCATCTACAAATTCTGTTCGATCAACGAACTGAGCTAGTGAAAGCTCAATCAGCAAACCTGGATGATCTGATCGACGAGGTAAAAACTATTGAAGCAGAAACCACTGATGAACTTGACTTCTAATCTGGATCAAAAAGCAATCGTTCTGCTGCTAGCAACGAAAAGCTTGAGTGGACCTTACCGCGACACGCGTAAGAAAAACTTCTTCAAGGCTCTCGCCGAGACCCTTTACAAAATCTTCGACTGATGAACGACACTCTCTTTGCAAACCTCCAAGGCTTCCGCTCTTCGCTCAACACCAGCTTCCTGGAACGTGAAGACATTGTCGACGGACTTCTGGCTTCACTTATCACTAAACAAAATTGCTTCTTGTTTGGATTGCCTGGTACGGGTAAATCCGAATTGGTACGGGCTGTTTCGAACGGATTCAAAGGATCTCAGTTCTTTGGTTACCTGCTCTCGCCCACAACGGACCCAAGTGAACTATTCGGCCCGGTGGCAGTTTCGAAGCTCCTGAAAGACGAGTATGTACGTGATGTCTCTGGATACTTACCCAGTGCCAACATTGCATTCTTAGATGAGCTGTTCCGTGGCAGCTCTGCTGTACTTAACTCTCTCCTGACTATTCTCAACGAGCGTATCTTCAACAACGGTCGCGAAGTAATCGAAACTCCGATTCAATCAATCGTTGCTGCTACGAACAGCTTCCCTCAAGAGGAATCTCTTCAAGCCTTCTGTGATCGATTCTTGTTTAGACCTACAGTAGATCTTCTCAAGAAACCCACATCGAAGCGCACGCTTGACGCATGGGCCCTCGGTCTCAAGGACAGACCGACCGTTAAGTCAGATCTAACTTTCGAAGATCTTCAACAGTTACAACAAGAGGTTGTATCAATCAAAGCTAGCGATGAGTTTCTTGATTCCTTCTCGCAAGTAATTGACCTTCTGGCTACGCGGGGAATCACTATCAGCGATCGCCGCCGAGTTCAGATTCTTAAGTTCTTGCGTGGTTGGGCGCTTGTGCAAGGAGATGAAGAACTCTATCCAGAGCACCTGCACAGATCCTTAGTGCACATTGTGTATCAAACACAAGATGATGTACAAGTTATCAAGGAAGTTCTAGAGCAAGCAGTACCTACAGCAGAACGTCTCCTGGAGAGTATCAAGCGTGCTCACAGTGGAATCCTGACGGAATACCACGCGGTTCACTCACAGGAATCTAAAAGCGTAGAGGATCTAAACCGGCTGGTAGGTAAGCTGCGAAAGATGCACCGTGATCTGGATACACTCTCTAACAAACTAGACAACATCTTAGAATCAGGTCAGTATCGAATCAGTGCAGGTGCTAGACAAACTGCTACCAAACTCGCCCAAGCAATCGAATCCTCCTCTCAATCTGTAGCTACATCCATCTCGAACCTCTCCTCATGAAAACAAACACCGAGTTCCTCCGCCTGATAAACAACGAACCTTTGGTTCTTGCTGTTTCTCCACTGTCGGACTTCCTGTGGGATGACTTTGTTCGGGACACTCGGCCGATCGTTAAGTATCTGGAGGATCGGTACAACATCAAACAGCTCTCTCGTTTCGGGAAAGAGTTGTTCGACTTCCTGTACAACGGCGGTCAGTGCACTACGGTCATCACTCTGGATGAAGCTGAAACGTACTTTCGTGCGAAACAGAACGGCCAGAATCCAGAGTTCCCAAAGGGTTACAAGCCTGAATCAGCTTTTTGGGTGAACCTATTCATTCAAGTGTGTGAGTCACCGGCATGGCCACGGTTGATGGGTCTCTCGGTCGGCGATCAGTTCACTGCAGGAAACAATGCTGTCAATGTGCTCAATGAGCTGAGTGAAGTAATCGAATCTCAAATCGAACAGGGGATTCTTGACGTCGCACTATTGGCAGACGCAGGCAAAGAGCTGCAGGACATCCGAGAACAGTTCATGGCCGCTAAAAGAGAAGGGGATAATGCAAAGGCAGCTCAACTTCGCCAAAAAGGAAAGGAGCTAGGCCAACAGCTCGAAGAGTCTGTCCAACGAGCAGGTGAAGCTCTCCAACCACAAGTGGATAAAGCGATTGATAAAGCGCACCAAAGCGCTAAGGACACTCAGGAAGCAATGAGCCAGCTTGCTGGTTCCGAAGCAGGGAAGGGTGTGGCGCTGAACGATCTGGAGCAAAAGCGCAAGCTTGCACGAAGGCTTGGTGCAAACCCTGGCCTCAAGCAACTGGTCCGGAAGTTAGGTGCTCTGCGTCAAGCTTGGGCGGATCGGAAGCGTGCACGTAAAGCACAGACAAAATACAGTGACATCGTTGGAGCGAAATTCTCTGATGAAGTCATCAAAGCATACCCAGCTGAGATCGCGCTGGCTGCCACGGAGCAAGGGCGGGCCTTGTTTGCTCTTAAGTACAGCCAAAAGACTCTACTCACTAAGGACTACGAAGCAAAGATCAAAGAGCTTGATAAAGGTCCTGTTGTTATGTACATCGATATCAGCGGATCGATGGCAGGTGAGTCAGAGCTCTGGTCGAAAGCTATGGCTTATGTCATCGCAGAGGAATGCTTGAAGCAAAACAGGGCAACACACATTCACCTATTCGACACGGTGGTTCAGAAAAGTATTCATCTGGAGAAAGACAGAGCCGACAACGAAAAACTTCTGAACTTTGTTCTTAGTTGGACAACGAAAGGCGGAACTTCGTTCTGTTCGGTGATCGACCACGCGCTGACAAAGATCAATTTCGTTGAAAAAGCGGACATCTTGATGATTACAGACGGAAACGCCGAAGTATCTGATCCTTTCGTGCGCCGTCTAAATGCGTTCAAACAAGAGCACGGTGTTCAGTGGAACAGCTTCTGCATAGGCAGACAGGCCCGTGTGCTAAAAGAGTTCAGTGATAATGTACACACTGTAGATCCTCTAGACGACCCAAGCAGTGCCGAACTGTTTCAAGACGCGATGCGATAAAACACAGACCATATAAACCAGGTTTAAATTAGGGGACAAGCGCTGTCTCCTAAGTGAACCGACAAGCTGAAGCAGCCGCTATTAAAAGATTAGAAGCAGAGTATTCTCCTGCCACGGAGAGATTTGAGCTGGAGGATTGGGTAGCTCAACAATTATTTGATACGTACCATAATTTAACTGAGAACCAGTCAGCATTATTTAGGTTCCGAGAAGCAGTTATTATCTATGTCCCAACAACGGAACTATTTAACATAACAAGATTAGTAGACAAAAACATAACAGAACACTGCATTTTGCTGAGCAACTTTTTACACAAGAATTATGGTGTACGCAAACTTAGCAACAAAGCGGAGGTAGAGATGGCTCTGATGCTGAGCGAACATGACTTTGAGTTGATGTCAATGCAGATAGTGACGGATATGCTGCACTGGTACGACCTTATGACACTAGCGAACGAAGTGCTGATGGGTAAACCGCATTAACTAAAACCTTAAGATAATCTGAAGTATCTGGCTGGGTGTGCATTGGAAAGATAGGCTTCTCTCGTTCCATTTTTTCATTACATGAACTTCAAGTTCAAAATCGGTGAAACCAGCCTGGACAACAGCGAAGCTCGTGCTCTCTTGAGTGCAGCAGGCCGTGATAGCGCAATTGTCGTAGACATTGCCGAGCACATCGATCCAACAATGATCGATGCCAAAAAGCTGTTTTCGATCAGCGTGGAAACCAAAAATCCCACGCTTGCTTCCTTAGCAGCACGCTTTGCTATCGAAGGTGTCGAGACTCCTAAAAAGCGTACGTATACGCGTACGGACGCAAACCGGATCTCAAGGATTGAAGTTAAGGAGACCTTCAGCCAACCGGCTCAAGCAATCGATGCTCTTTGTCAAATGAAGAGCTTGAAAGCAATTGGAGCTGCCATGATTCTCGACGGTATCTCGGACGGCAATAGCCGGACCCTGCGACAAATCGCCACTAGCTCCGTCAATGGGATGGCCTACCGGGGATCTGTGAGCCCAGACTCGCAGTGCTTCATGGGCTTTGTAAAAGATGCAGATGGGCACTACCGAACTTTGAATCAGGGGCCAGGCATCCCTCGGTCTGCCTGCTACCACGCCTCTCCGATGTATAACGCGGTTCGTGATGGGGCAGCTCTGCTCAAAGAGTGGGGGCTTATCGAAATGAGCGAACACATCGAGTTCGGTAGCAAGGATAAAGATCTGGATGAAAACAGCCGTCAGCTGCGCCGGACTGTCTATGCTGTGACTCCCACAGCGATGGGACAGAAAGTGGCGCACGAATGGGGCGACATCTCAGACTTCATCAGCCACCAGTGGAGTAGTCGCATCCGCGAAAGAAGGGTCTACGCTGCTTAAAGCTTCATCCAACAACCACAAAAACGGGGCGTCGAAAGGCGCCCTTTTTAAGTCACATGCAGATCCGTTACATCACAAGCAACAGCGAGTACCAAAAAGCTCTTGGGGAGCTGCAGCTAATTCCCAAGGTATGCCTGGACTTCGAGACGACTGGTTTGGACTCGCACGTGGCTAAAGCTCGACTGCTTCAGCTGTGTACGACAGAGACTATTGACAGAACGGTATACGTTCTCGATCTGTTCAAAATCACCGATACCAGTGGGCTAAAGGAATTTATCGAAAGCCGGGAAATGATTCTCGGCCACAACTTAAATTTCGATTTTCAGTTCCTGCTGTCTCTCGGCATCGACTATCAAGGAAAGGTATTCGATACTTATGTAGCTGAGCGTTGTTTGCGGGCTGGTTTTAAGGAAAAGAAAGTTAGCCCGAAACTCCAAAAGCCATATTTCGATGACGTTAGCTGCTCACTGAAGGCTGTTGTTGAGCGACGACTCGAGATTGAAATTAGTAAAGAACAACAGATCTCTGACTGGAGCAAACCTGATCTTGATATAGAGCAAATCGAATACGCAGCAAAGGACGTTGACCTTCTCCCCACGATCGCTGCGGATCAACTTAAAGAGCTAGCAGAAGAAGCTCTGCTTGATGTTTACTCGTTGGAGTCGAAATGCGTACGCCCCGTGGCACTGATGTGTCACAAAGGATTTAACGTAGATGTTACTAAGCTAATAGCCCTAAAGCACACGATCGAGCAAAAGTTAGATGAAATTACTCTAGAATTCTGCACTAAGCTTGACGACGCTCTACCAGAGGATCTAAAGCTACCCAGGAGAACCGATGGATCACTGGCAATTGGAAAAAACTTACGCAAAGAGTTCAACCCCGGATCCGGTGTCCAATGCACAAAGTGTTTCGAAGCACTTGGCATTGCACTTCCAACAAATCCAGGAACAGGAAAGAGCACTCTTAATCAGATCCAGCTCGCGGAATTTGATTCGGATGACCCGCTCTTAAACCTCTATCGAAAGCGCACAAAAATCGAAACTCAACTCGAACACGCAGAAAAACTAATCGCAAATATCAACCCTATAACACACAGAATTCACTCAGGTTATAACCAGTACGGAGCAAACTCCGGAAGATTTACTTCGAGCGGAGCTAAGAAAACAGCGGCCAAGAAAGTTAAAAGTCAGTTTGCGATCAACGCTCAACAGATTCCGAGAGACAAAGAGTTTCGGGAATGTTTCGTAGCCACGCCTGGCTACAAGCTGATCATCTGTGACTTCAGTCAGATTGAGCTACGCCTCGGTGCGGAGCTGATCGGAATCCCTCAGATGATTGAGGCGTTTAAACAAGGTCATGATCTCCATACGGTTACCGCTAGTTTGATCTACAACATACCTTTAGAAGAGGTTCAGAAGAACCAGCGACAGGAAGGTAAAACGCTTAACTTTGCATTGCTATACGGCATGGGCTTCCGTAAGTACAAAACGTACGCAGCTCAAAGCGGAAAAATCATTTCTCTATCAGAAGCAAAAGTAGCTCACACAGCGTTCCATAACGCATACCCACGTTTAAGGCAGTGGCACCGGGAGCGTGCTGCGATGGTCGAAGATGGGTGGACCTTCGTGAGAACTCCGTTAGGTCGCAGGCGTCTGCTTTCGTACTCAGATGCAACCATGACTGCCTGTGCCAATACGCTTATACAAGGTGCCGGTGCTGATATCCTTAAGCTGTCGTTAGCGAAGCTCAATCCTTATCTGTGCGACGAAGCTTATTTAGTTGCCTGTGTCCACGATGAAATCGTTTTAGAGGCTGTAGAAACAAAAGTTGAGTACTACAAAGAAGTACTTGAGCGCTGTATGAAAGAAGCCGCTGAAACGATTTTAAAGGAGGTGCCTGCTAAAGCAGACGCTAGTTACGGAGAAACCTGGTCTGAAAAATGAGTAACACCAAAAAGCGCGAACGTCCCCTCTCACCAAGCAAGCTCAAAATTGGTGATCGAGTCACACTGGGTATCAAGAACATCACTTGCTACAGTGAGTTCTCTGATCAAAAGCTTAAGGACAAGATTGCTGGCTACGTGAACAACACGCGGCTAGGGACAGTGAAAGAAGTATTTGTCAAAACAAACAAAAGAGGAGACAGGAGGCATTTTGCTTCGATCCTGTGGGATGGGATGAAATCGACGACTGAACACGAACAGAATCGCTTGAAGGTCCACGAGGCTTCTGTCGTTGCACAAGAACTAGAGAAGCCAATAAAAGTAGATGTAGTCCCCAAGCAAAGTAAAAAGAAGTCGACAACTTCTGTGACTATCTTTAACTTGCAGGTCGTTGAAGATAAAGAAGTATTCACCGCAAAAACGGAAAACGGTTACGTCGGTTGTGCCCGTACAACTAACGGAATCTGCTTCACGTCTGATGTTTTTTCGAGTGCACTAGAGGCAGCTAACAAAGCACGAAACCTCAAGAGGCTATTGGAAAACCCGATAGAGCAAGATTGTAAAGAAACCAAAAAAAAGACAAAAGAAACTACAAAATGTGTAGTCAAGAAAACTAATAAAAAGGTAACCTTAAGGTCGAGACTGTACACACTCGACGAGACCAAGGCGATGCCGCTCCTGCGTTTCCAAGAAGTGTGGGTAATTATTAAAGACTCGATGTATGTAAGTGAGTGCTTAGATAAAGAAAGGCGCAACTTAGTAAGCTACACATCAAACAAAGAAAAAGCTATGTATTTTACATGTCACGAAAAAGCTAAAATGACTATGCGTGTTCTAAAGGGTACGGTAGGTCCAGGGTTTGACCTTAAGAGGTTTTTTATAGAAAATAAGTAGAATCTAAGGACTGAGGTCTCCATAGATGGCAACCAGATACGCAGGTGATTACTTCGGAATTTCCTTAGGTAATTCCGGAAACACCTCCTCAGTCCTTTTGGACTACTACCCAGAGCTTCGGTCCCCTGCAAAGAGAACTGAGGCGGCTCCCACGGGGCCTAGGTCTGTGGGTGGGACAGAAGCCGCAAAAGTATTTACTGGTTTTAAAACCTTTGAAGAGAAACAGGGACCCAAAGCTGCAGCCCCTGTATTTACAGGTTTCAGAACGATCGAAAAGCCAAAGCAGTGACGCCGAGCGTCTGAGCGTTTACGCTTGAGTAGTTATCGGAAAGAGGATAGTGAAACTTTTTAAAAAGCTGTTGGAAGGTAGGTTCGGCAGATGGCTGAATCTTTATCCAATCTTCGCGGCTAACGAGGAAGACCGCAGGCGTATCTTGGAGGCGGCCGACTTCCAGCCAAACGATGTCTACTAGTTATTGCTTGGTACTAGGTAAGGCAGACAGCACTTTAGAAATAGCTTTAGCCGCGAATGACGCTGGCCACGCGCAAGCGCAATCCTCCGATATAGCCAGAGCTCTACAGGCAGATACGTTTGCTCTGACGTACAAGAGCGTAAAAGAAAGCAAGTTGTCCTATTTATTCAGGCGGCTGGCTACGAGCGATTTCAAGCACGAAGAGTGTGATGAGTGGTGGGGCAGGTTTTGCAACAAGTCTCCCGTCATCTATGCTCTGAAACAGAAATATTACGTGCGTCCACTGATTTTAGATTACTTAGAAATAAATAAAGATGGTTGTGTCAAACCGTCATGCTCAAACCCATTGTGTGTAAACCCTTACCACAATTCTTACAAAAAAATGAAGGCCTCAAAACTAGGGGACGCGGACGTGAATTTGGTACTAGCCTTCTCCAGCCAGGGCGTCCCTGCTAGGGAAATCGCCAAGGCACTCAACGTACATCGCTCAACGATTTACCGGACGTTAAACCGTGAACATCTTCACACTCGGGCTCCGCGTCACTGATGGCGCCGACACCGACGAAAACAAAATCACACACGTACTCGCTGAATCCCTTCCTTCTAGCGACAAGCGGGTAGCCACGAAGGTCCAGCTCTCAATGAAGGAGGATCATTACGTTGGCAAGATCCTCAAGACTCTCGAAGAAAATCAAACGATCCTTGCGATTGGGCCAACCAAGACAACACCGGATGGAGTGTTACAGATGCAGCCCATGTTGGTTGTTACAGACAAGAACTGGGATGACCTGCTGGCAGTAAACCTGTTCATCTCCACAGGTGGCCTCGGTCCTGCGACTGAAGAAACTCAGCTCGGTGACAACACAGTAACCAACCGTTCGCTGGCCTGGCAAGATGAAAAAGGTGAAACCGCTTGGTTCAAGCTGACAGCTTGGGACAGCCTTTCAACTCAACTTGCCGAACTTGCGCCAGGCACACCGACTATTGCTGTGGGTCGCGTAAGTACTTCCGAAAAGGAAGATCGCAAGTATCTTAATTACGGTGTGGAGAAAATTCTCTACCTGCCTCGCAGCAAAAAAGCTGCTCCCGCCAAAGCGGCAGACCCCGATAAAGGTCGCGTCTCTACGGCTGCTCTCGGATCACTGGACTTCTCTCTCTGATTAACAATCATGGTTTTTATTGCTGGCAAATTTTCGGCTGATGAAATTCTCTGCCAAATCCCGCCTCACACGCTCCGAATCGATCTTCAAGCACGCCGTTGGAAATCCGATACTGACCCTGATGCGGCCATCACGGACTCCAACGACAACGGTATACCGATTGAATTCATCCTTCTTGGGTTCACGCCGTATTTCGGTAACCTCGGTATGCGGTCGCATGAAGAGTTTATTCGTATTAGTTACATTGGTGTCACACCTTCTCATCGTCTGCTTCCTCCACGCTGCGTATGTACTAGCATCATCAGCGGTAAATCGAGTCAAAAGAACTTTATCTCCTACTTCCAGACGCTCTACAACAATCGGATTAACGTTGGTGAGGTAATCACATCGACTAAATTCGTTCAGAAGTCCTTCAACGAGAGGGACCCGATGACGGGGGCCGATGGAGCCAAGATTAATTACAACGCGCTGGAATTCAAAGATCGGCCCGCACAAACTGACGAAGAGCGCAAACTCATCGAGGATATTGCAGCGTGGCTTGACGCTGGCTCAGGAGATCTGGTGGCATCTGCACTACGTTCTTCTATCCCCGGTTCGAATCTGGTTGAGCTTCCTCTGGGGGAAGATCACGGGGCGATTAAAGAAGCCTTTATAGAAGCGAACCCCAAACGTCTCGAAGGCGCAGCTCCGGCTGGGTTGTCAGCTCTGCCAGCTGGCGCCGGAACACCAGGAGCTAAGCCTGAGGCCACGGAACCGCCGGCTCCCAAAAAGGCAACTGCCAAAAAGGATCTGACGGAAGAACAGAAAGCAGCTCTCCAAGCAGCAGGTCTGGACTTCTGACCAGTTAGTCATCAAAAAATCACTAAAGGGCGCTACTACAGCGTCCTTTTTTGTGGTTACATGTCTATAAGATCACCAAACGAAGGTAAGTAAACACCATACGCAACACAATAATCTATGATCTTCTCGAGTAGCTTGCCTCGAATTAGGTAGTTTGCATATACAATCTCAAGAACCTCGCGAGCTTCTTGCGGGTTCAGCTTTTCAAACCCATCTAGAAACGCACGGTGCGTAAAACTCTGCTCAAGAGTCAAGTGTGACTTAAGTTTATCCAGCAGCCCTTTTGACATGTCCAACTTCTACACCGTTCCTCGTTATATCTTTGATCCTATCGGGAACAGCAATCTGATCGAAGGTGTGGTTTTACTGCCTTGCGACTTCAGTGGGCAGCTCGAAAAACAGATCAGAAAGAAAGGAATAACAGATATCAAGTCAAACGATAACGAAGAGAACCTAGTTGATCTTGACTGGTGGGCTACGCACAAAAACAGTGTGGACTGGACGATAGCAATTACACAAGGTATGAAAGACTACACGAAGTGGATAACAGAGTGTGGACTCCAGATCTCTAGAAAAGGTGTGTGCATCTTAGATCGTTTAACGTTCTTGGAGCCCACACGGGCACGAGAAGATTTCTTACAAGATTCATCTCTCACAAACATTAAGATCTTGAGTCCTCGGCCTTCATTTCGTGCCGATGGTACAACTGCAAAAGATCCTGTGACGTCTGCGTGGTTTGTTTTTCAAAAAGCAGGAGCAGCTGCTGTCAATACACAAATAGATTTCGAAGTAGGCTGGCACCGCCCTCAAGACTTAAAGCTGTGAGCAAGCGTCTGTACAAGCAGCTCGATCATTTAATTGAACTTCAAAAAGAACAGAACATCTTATTAGATAAGATCAGTGCGTTGCTTGTGGGTCAGCAGCTTTTAACTGAGTGTGTTGATTACCAGGGCAACGCACGCACAGCAGAGGAGTGTGCAGACATCACTATAGAAAGTTTCTCTGCGGCACTGTGCCTAATGTCTGAGCTCGAGCAGCGTAATAGAGACTATCAGTATCAAAAACAAGAATTCTTCCTCGGTGGTGACGACGAAGATGATGAAGATGAAGACGAAGGAACTATGATCTCAAGTTCATTCTAAGCTGAGAAAGAATTGACACCTTTATTGTGTCCGATACACGCGTAACGGTTAATGGTTTAAGGCACTACGTTTGTAACGGCGTACCCAAACCTCTACCTTCAGTCACTTCTATTCTCAGCGCTACTCAAACAGAAGCCACGCGGGCAAAGCTGGCTCACTGGAATGCGTTAAATCCAGGAGCTGCTGATGCAGCTGCTACTAGAGGAACTTGGATTCACAACAGCGTAGAAGATTATTTGAGGGGTCTTCGCGTAATACCATCAGAGCAGTACAAACCATATTGGGACGGAGTGCCAGAGCTCCTGGATAACCTTTTAGAAGGTGGTCGAGTGCTGTGGTCTGAAAAACCTTTTAATCAACCACGCTGGGCTAGATACGTTGGTGATGATGGTGTCGGTCGTATTCATTATTACGATGAGAAAACAGGGCACGGGTATGCCGGCTGCTGCGATTTGATTTACATGAACGCAAACGCTGAGATTGTCCTCGCCGACTTCAAGACGAGTAACGGACCCTACTCAGCTAGATTCCCGAACAAAAATCAAAACATCGACGAAAGAACTCGAAAGGCTCTAATTTCCGGAGTATTTAAAACAAAGAAGACCAGACTGCAGCTAGCAGCTTATAAAGCAGCCGCAGAAGCTTGCTTGGGGATTAAAATTAGTAAAACACAAATTATTGTCACTACGGCAATCAAAGAATTCAACACTCAGATATTTACATTTGGAGGCGAAGAAATAGAAAAAGACGAAGAAAGTTGGTTCCAAGTTGTCAAACAGTACTACGAACTAAACCCGGCAGCGTAGAATCAATCGCACCGGAAGGCAGGCGGGCTCTGGGTTCTTCAGCATTTCTTCGGTTCCAAAAGCCCCAAACCAGGTCATACTAGAAGCGCTCAGCGACAACCCATGAAGTTCATTTGCTCTGTAAACCTCGGGGTGGTCCCTCACCTCCATCCCGAGCTGGGCAAGATCGCTGACGGTGGCAACTTCTCTGCGTTCAACTCGAACTGGGATGCTTGCGAGCTCACCACGGGTGAACTGGCTTCGGTGTTGGGTCAGCAAGCGGGTTTATGTGCCTGGCATTTACAAGATGGTAAAAGACAGAGAAACTCAACTGGTGTTATAAAAGCTGGACTGATTATTGTCGATATTGATAACCAGGCAGACCATAAAGATCAAGACGGTAACAAAGTACAAAAGCAAGAGCTAACTGTTGAACAAGCTCTTGAACTTGATATCTGTAAAAAATATCTAACGCTTGGGTATTACTCGCCGTCCACGCGGGAAAACTGGCCTCGCTTCCGATTGGTTTTTGGGTTAGAAACTACGGTCATCAATCCAAGTTTCTACCAGTGGTTCTGTAAGCAGATATATTCTCAGATTCCTGGTTCCGACGTTCGAGCAACAACGGTACCGAATCTTTTTTACGGACCAAAAAATAAAGAAGCTATCTTCGCAACGCCTGGTAAATACATTCCCAAGGAAAAAATCTCGGAAGCCATCAGGGCATTTGCGGCACTGCCCCCAGATGAAACTGATCTAGGTGGGGATCCCTCTGAGTTTTTAAATAAGGTAACCATCCGAGAAAACGGGATGGATCTGGAGAGGCTCGTTTCAAACACGGTCCGGTCCGTGCTGGAGGGAGAGGAGGTCGGAGATCGCAGCTCCACCATGGCTGCTGTTTTCAAGGAACTTTTAGGGTGGTCGAACTGGTGTGAGTCAAATAAAATCGCTTTATGCGTTTCACCCTTGACAGTGGCGCATCGTGCGTTCTATAACATATATGGTTACCCGCACGACATCGATGGCAAGTTCGATCGAATCCTCAACTCCATCCGGAATCCAGAGGAGCTATTACCTGCCGTAGCCCTGGCGTCGGAGCTTGGAGAGCTCGGCACTTGGAAAAAGATCAGGCGTATCAGCCGATCTGTTTTTGACACACACGCTTCTGATGAAGTCAAAGAAGCACTAGCTCAAGCAAAACGAGAAGCAGCTGTAAACGCTGTGCTCGATATGTCTGAATTTGATCTCAGTACACCTGAGATAACAACATCAAAATCAACAACAAAAACTAAACAGAAAACTGAAGACATGAGCACTCCTTCGACACCCACGCAACTTGTAAACCTTCAAGGTGGGACTAGAAATAGAGAATTCTCTGAGAATGACGTTGCTGATATCATCGTCACCAACCAAGGCGATCAGTTTATATACGACAGCTATTTAGATCAGTTCTATCACTACGATGAAGATCAAGACATCTGGTATCACCAGGATGAGCAGCACATAAAGCGCAGAATCGTAAAAGCTCTTGATTCGTTCGTGACTGCTGGTGTGCTCTCAAAGTACAACGCGGCCATGATTAACAGCGTGTTTTCGATCCTGAAAGCCAAGCTGCTCCGTTCGGCTGACGGAGGTCGTCGCAGTATCTGGACAAAAGCCCGTGGCTATATTCCTTTCCGAAATGGTGTACTAGATACAACGACTCTGGAGTTTGAAGAAGGTCGGCATAAAGAGCTTTATCTGCGTCACAAACTACCCTATGAGTACGATGCCAAAGCTCAGTGTCCTGAGTTTATGCGCTGGATCACTTCTGCGCTGGATAAAGGGCAAGAAGTTTTAATCCAGGCTTTCGCACGAGCACTCCTGACTGGCTACACAGCTGGTGAGAGATTCCTGCACTTGGTTGGCCCAGGCGGTACAGGCAAGTCAACGATGCAGCAGCTCATGGTGGCTCTCGCTGGTTTCCACGGCACTCACACGTCAAGCTTGGAGGTCATTGAAACTAATAAATTTGAAAGCTACAACCTGATTGGAAAGAAGCTTCTGCTCCTGACTGATGAATCCAACTACAACCGGCGGATGGATGTCCTCAAGAAGCTGACGTCAGCTTCGGACACACTGCGTGCAGAAAGAAAGTATGGAAAAGAGATCATCAGCTTCAAGCCTGAATGTTTGGTCTGTATCGCGAGTAACGAACACATCACATCAAACGATTCGAGCAGCGGCCTAGAGCGTCGGCGCTTAACAATCGTTATGGATAAGGTCGTAGATCCCAGTCTGCGTAAAGAACTTATCAGCGTCTTTGACGATCGCATCGAAGGGGCTTTTGTTCCAGAGATGAGCGGCATTGTCACGTGGGCTTTATCGATGCCTTACGCAACGATGAAGGATGTCCTGGCAAACCCCACAAAACACGTGCCTTCGCTCAATAAAACAAACATCGAAGCACTTCTCTTCAACAATCAGTTTGTTGCGTGGCTCCACGATTGCTGTTTGTACGCACCCAACAGCATCGCCCCTGTAGGACAAGGTGCCCGGAAGCCAAACACTGACGAAGCGGAAAAAGGTATGTATGTAGCTAATGCTTACGGTGCTCTTTATCCGAGCTATGCCAACTTCTGCAAATCGTGTGGTTATAAGCCCGCAGCAAAACATCGTTTTGTTGAACGGACTAAAGAAGCTATGACGAACATTCTGAAAATACCAAACGTAAAAGTAGTGTTAAATGACGGCATTCCTGGTATAAAGGGGCTTCGGATCAAAGCTTTTGACTTACAATCCGATCGCGCAGCTAAAGGACCTGATCGACTGCCCTCACCCGTGGAGTTCGCTCAGGACATGAACAGCACTCGTTGGGACACAGCTTTTCAAAAACATGACCCGGTCAAACCCTAATCTGGCGATCGCCCTGGCTGCTACTGCTGCAGTTGGGATCACCACAGCGATCACGGCTCCTCAGTTTGTCGGAGCTTCTCTGGCTTTTGCTGGTGGTTTAATTGGCGGTGCTGGGCTGGGGCGCGAACGTGCGCTCCGTAAGCAACGTACTGACGAAGTTGCAACACGAGTGACGTCTTGCTTCACTGCCCTGTACGAAGCAAATCGTGGGGTCGTCGATCCTGCTCAGCTTGGACTTCTTGCAAACATTCCTGGAGACCGAGCTCACGCATTCCTGAACGATCTGGCTGAGACCACGAACGGTCAAAAAATTACGGTACGGCAAGGTGGTGGCGTTATTTTTGCTTTCCCGCACTCCCAATCAGCACTCGATGAGCTGACTGCGAATGCCCGGAAGTGGGCCGAAGCACAGACACAGCAGTTAACTGCTGAATTAAATCAACACAAACAAGCTCTGCAGTACATGCAACTCCAACAAGCAGCGGCAACAGCTCCTAAGTCTCCAGCTCCCATTAGTGAGATCAGTCCTTGGGAGAATGTAAACCCCTAAAAGAACTGAGGTCAAATCAATTTATTGGATACGCATTAGCGTTTTTGTGCAAAACAGATTCGACAAACGTATTTTTTTCAAACCAAAATTGTTTTTTAAGCACATTCTTAGTTCTACACACTACGAGGTTCAACAATGACTCAAGAACACCCGATTACTCCGCCGCCTGAGCTGGTTGTTGAATGGGCTGACACTATTTACCAACAAACCGAATGTGATGATCAGCGTGATCTTTACGTCGCTACCCAAGCCGCCCGCTGGGGAGCCGACCAGGAGCTGGAGGCGTGCTGTGAGTGGCTAGGGAGTATTTGGCCGGTGGTAAATGTTCCTATTGATGAACTCCGCACCGCCCGCCGCCCCAAGCCGCCGAGCTTGAAGGAGCAGGCGCTGCAAGCATTGGCGGAGCTTGCGGCTGAGTGTTACGGCAATACCGATCAGTCAGATACCATCCGCCGCGCACTGGAGAAACTCGATGACTGACCTCTCCCCCGCCGCGCAGGCGGTGTTGGATGCCGCCAACAACAGCAGCGCCTATGGCCCAGAAGATTGCCTCAACGAAGCTCGACAGATAGCCGCCGCCGCCCTTCGCGCTGTTGCGGATCAGGTGGTGCCAGATGATCCGCAAGAAGCCATGTACTTCACAACGGAGGCGATCCGCTTAAACAAGCAAGCCATCCGCCGGCAATTTCTCGCCATTGCCGCCGAGCTGGACGGGGGTGCGCAATGACCACTGACTTTCGCGCCCTGTGCGTTGAGCTGACTGATGACTTGGAGGGATGGATCGACGGCTACTTAATCAACGATCCTGCCGACGAGCACACCGCTGCCAGCTTTGAGCGGATCAACCGCGCCCGCGCACTGCTGGCCGAGCCAGATGGACCGGCTGTGTCCGACGACAGGGAACCGGCCTCTGTCACTGATCAGATTACTCGGCAGCTCCACCGTCGAGCCACGGTCCTTCTGATCCGCAAGGTGATTGATCAAGCCATCCGCGATACTGCTTCAGTTCAGTGGCGCGTTGCTGATACTGGTGAGCAGCTTGTCCGTGCCAGCGATCTGGTGGCATGGGCGGATCACATGGAAAAACAAATGGCTCAACTTAGTGACTAACACAAACCTCAAGCCCACATGTCAACATCACCTCTATGTCTGAACTTTCACTCGCTGCGTGGGCTGTTTTGAATGCTGTCACTCGGCAGCAGTACGACCTCAACCCTGAGGACATTCCCAATGAAGCTGCTCGCATAGCTTTCGAGGTTTCTGTTGCTCTTCGAGAGGCTGTTAATCAGGTCATGCCAAAGGAGGCTGACCCTTCTGGTGATTGGACGGACCTAGATGAAGCAAAGTTTCAACTCTTAGCTATCGCCACCGAACTTGGAGCCCAGTAGACCACCTCACTAATTACCATGACTGATTACAAACAACTGTGCGAAGAGCTGGCAGACAATCTGCACCGCTACCAGTGTTGGTACATCGAAGACAACGGCTACAGCCTCCACGAGCTTGAAGCTCTCCTGCGCCGCGCTGATGCCGCACTGGCTGAGCCTGAGCCGAAGGGGCCGACTGATGAGGCTCTTGACGAGCTGTTCACCGAGATCGACCAGAGCGGTGAGCCCGAAAGCTGGCGTGTCTATGCCCGCGCTGTTCTCGCCCGCTGGGGCCAGTAGTCCGATCAACTCCGATGTCTGAGTTTCCATTTATCTACGTCTGCAGCCACGCGGGGAAGATTGGCAACTTCCGCTGGGTCAATTCAGACACCCGCTGGCCAGACTGGATTCACAAGCGTTGGATTGGCTCAGCAATGCGGAGGGGTTACTGGGGCCGTTGCGGCTTGGTCAACCCTCCGGAATTCCCAGATAGTTCATCGTTGCTCCCTTAGTCAGACCCTCTTCTGTCCTTATGGCTGACTACACAGTGCTTGACACTAGTTACGAGTTCTCGGTGCTCGACGACAACGGCGAAGAACAAGCGGGCGGCACAGCCCCCACCCTGGAGCAAGCCTGGAATGAAGGCCAACATTACTTGGCCATTTACTCTGAAGATGGTCCGCACTTGCTGGAAGTACGGCGTGTTGAACGCATCTCTCTACTATCTTAGTTTAATCAATTATGGTTCACCGCTACTCCGTCGCCGCCGCTCTTCGCGCTGCTGTAGAGCAGATAGAGGATATTTACTATAAATCCGACACAGACCGCAGTGATGGTGTTGTTTTTGCACTACTTCAAATGATGCTTATTGTTAATGAACTTGAAGCTCAATAGTCAAACTCACTAAACCATTTTGTTAACGTCAACAAAATGGTGCTTCTGTTACACTCAGTATCGATAGAGCCTGAGTCTCTGCTCCGTCCTTATGAGGCGGTTTACACTCAGGCCATCAACAATCTCAATACTCACCGTTTATAAAGAACTCAACTAATGGCAAAAGGACTATCAGCTGACGCATATGCGGTAATCAAAAAAGCTCATGAAGTTGATTGGTGTAATAAAAAAGCTATAGCTGCTGTTCTCCGGGAAGTAGCGTATAGGTTGAGCTTTGGCCACGCCACAGGTGACGGAATCATCTGCGAAGACGATCTGCGAGCCTTGGCTAATGAACTTGATGCTTACGAAGAGCTAACTGGTGTAACACCAGTAAACAAAGCTACTGAGGAAGATACCTAAGGAAATCCCAACCCTTAAGAGATGGATCTTCGGAAGCTCTAACTGCTTTCACGACAGTAGGAAGCTCACGGGCAAGGCGATAACCAATCGACCTAGCAATCTGGCGATGCTCAGCCTGAGTATCATCCTTGCCGCGTAAACCAACATAATGCAGGAAACTACGCACAGTGCCGCTCATATGCATACGAGTGGGTGTGTACAAGGGTAAAATATTCCTTGCGCATTCACGAGCCACGCCTGCGTCGAGCATTTCCTTATACAGCCCTTGAACCTGACTGTCGATAAACTCAAGCCGCTCCCAGAACGATTCACACATGTAAACCGGAAGGCGGTCCACGCTGCTCTGACGATTCTTTGAGGCTTGAAACCTCAGCTCAAATTGAAAGGGTTTCTCTTCTAAATCAAGTGTTTCGTTAGGTTCGCAGTAGCGCTGAGACAGTTCTTGAAATACGAAGCTCCTGTGCCTCAAGATTTGAGGTGAAATAGCTCGAGTTGTACTAATTTCAAAGCTGGCCGAAGCTTGCTCGAAAACCGACCAGTGTGCGTGTTTAATACAGTACGTTAATAGCTTTTCGTACTCTTCACGATCAGGATCTTTTGTGGAAACTCTGGCGTGTCTTGCGATTACTTTTTCCGCATCTGGTGTAACCCAATCCAGATCAGCGGAATGCAGCTTCATTAGCTACGTGGAAAAGCTTGTTGGTACCGTAATCTAGCAGTAATCTCGCTCGGGTTTGAAACCATTCGAGCGAGGTCAGCAGGTCCCCAACCGAGACGCATCCCAGCCATGCGAACCTTATCAGCGTCCTGGTGCATCATTTTTTAATTTTAATAGGAAGCTGAAGGGGTAAAGTTCCCGCCGTGTTGAGATTCTGGGGGATCATCGCCATTGTCGGATCCATGGCACTCAGAAAGTTCTGCTGAGGAACCGTCGTCAGAATCTTTAACTTATTACGCATCTCAGGATTAAGAGTGTTCTGAGTTTTAACCAGATACTCACCCTTACTCATATCAGCAGGTCGCTCCGGGATCACTAGGTTATCCCTATGGTTGTACCCGGCAGGCCCTGTCAACTGCTGGCTAGGAACAATATTACTAGCTTGAACATCCGTAGGTCCCACGGGCTCTCGCGCATACTCTCCAATATCGTGCTGATACTGTGAATACACTCGATTGATGTTGTCTAAACCGGTTGCCCGATTCAACTCAATCATCTCAGGAGTGTTCTGGTACATCGCGGGGTTGCCCGTAGCCAGGCTACCGAGTGGTTTCACTCGGGCAGCCATAGGGCCTAAGCCACCGGGGCGTTGTAAGAAGTTTTGGCCGTTCATAGTTTTATCTTAGCTCAATCAGGTTTCCTAGATCTATTTCTCGAGGCATCCATTACCCTTAAGTTAGAAGGCGAATTGTTATGCGGGTTCCGATCTTTATGGTCGACATCTTTACCATCGCCTTTATGGACCCGACCTTCGCGTTCCATAAAACGCCGCGCTTTATTTCTAGCTGCACGGCGCTTTTTAACTTTCTCAGTGCCGTCGTAATTACGGTACTCTTCCTTATAGTCTCGCTTATACGCCATCAGCTGATTAAGTTTTTACAATTCTAAGCCAGCACGAAACAACTCAGCTACTGCCATGCCCCGCATGGTAACTAAATGCCGAGCAAATTCAGTCAGATCCGACTGAAAACGCTGGAAAAGCCCAGAGTACAGACCGTTATTACATCCATAAAACTCATAGAGCGCATCTAAGAAATCTGCCTTGCTTTGCTCATCAGTAACACTCCAGTTATCTAGAATTTTCTGATAATCGAACTCAGCGCCGACAGAAACCATGGCTCAAAGGAGAGAGTACGAAGTCTACCTCAGCTAGCCAGGATTACCCAGCCACTCTTAGGTCCTTCAACAAGGAAACGAGGGCCTAAGTTTTTCTTGGAATACAAGCGGTATTTCCCATCAGTAGAAACGTAAGACCCACCAATCAGATCAAGATCGCCGAAAGGATCATGCACCCAAAGTTTCTGGCGGTCTGCGGTGACGCCCACACAGCAGATCCAGTGGCCGCCTCCAACAGGATTGGAAACTGGACCTTTGTGGAGGATGCCCATTGGGACAGGGATGCCTCGCTTGAGCTGCTGCTCGATGGTATCCCAGCTTGCGTTTTGAACAAACTTAGCGTCGACACCAAAGTGCTTCAGAGTGTCCAGTTGAGCTGAAGCCGATGTGGTATCACCGTACTTATATACTTCACTGATGTATTCATCGTCAGTATCAATAGCATCAGGATCGAGAGCCGCCAGGAGCATTGCACAACTGCTGGAAAAGCAGGTGCGCATAGGATCTTTTTTGTTATCCCGTTGGGAGAAGTAAGGAACAACTAGTTTGATCTCACCGTCTGTCTTGGGTGGTGTCTCCTGAGTCTCTGTGTCATTAATGATCTTCCAGTGATCCGGGAAAAACCACCACTCAACTTCTGGTTGCTTCTCTAGGAGCACTCGCTGGTGAGCTTCTCCGGCATACATCCTGATTTCAGTCCACTGCCACGCGCTGCCTTTAGGGACAAAAAGCTTCTCCTCGGCCTTCAAGGTGCTGGAGTCAACAGGGTGACGCTTGAGCCAAGTATCACGTTTCGCAAGGAGAGACTTAGCCAAAAGAGGATGCTTCACCTTCTCTAAGAATAACTTTTTCTCCTCTTCTCGGCGCCGTACCAAACCAGGGATGACTTCATCGCTGCCGGCCTTAACCCACCTACCGAATTCACCCGCTACGACCTTGCGATCAGCTCCATGGTTAAGCAGGCGCAGCATCGTGCTGTTGACGAACGCTGTCGGTCCAACATTAAACGTAAAAGAAACTAGCGCATCATATTCATTCTGATTAAGTTTTACGCTTACAAAACTACTGACGGTCTGTTGCGCACTCTCAGTATCAGCCCACAGCAGACGCTCGGCCTCCTCCTCGGTGATGCGCATTCCTGGTTGCACATCAGGCCCAGTATGCCCATAGCCGATAGTCAATACACCGGCAGGACAGACATAGGCTGTCAGCCGAATACCTTCAAACTTTTTGATTAAATCTATCCCCTTCTGCGAAATACGCATTTGTCAAAATCTGCCTGTATTTACTCTGGCAGAGTTTGACAATATGCGGCGTGAAATTTTAATTAAGCAGCGGTAACTGTAACCCGGTACTCAGTTTCACTGCGACCGGTACGGAACACATAGAGCGTAGCGGTCTCGCCGTTGCTGACGCTATAAGTGAAACTGGAGTTGCTGCGACGCGTAATTTTGGGTGCGTTTGCAGTACCTGCCACGGTACCATCGGCTTTATAAACTTCAACTTTGCTCACAGCAAAAGCTTCAGCATCTAAAGTGATGGTCGCGGTACCAGAGGTACCAAAGGTCAGGCTGAAAACGTCGGCCAGACCTAAGCCGCCGTCACCAGCAAAAGAGCGGTAGTTACCAATGGTGACGTTATTACCGTCCAGAGTACGAAACTGGCCAAAACGAGTAATTCCTTCCGGAGCGACTCCTGTCTCACGATTGAAGGTAACTTCGGCCATGGCTAGATTGGAGACACCTCGATATAAAGATTCTAAGGTATGTACAACAAAGTAAACGCACTTATCTACGAGCTGATTACCTTCTTATGTAGGTTTTATCCACTAAAACAAAAACCTTGGATCAGGCGAATACTCGATTATTGTCGACCAGATTGGGCTGCTTTTCGAGCTGAAGTTGCAATTAAAGAAGTTGACAAACAAGTAGAGGCGTTCCGCGAGGCGTGGGATAAAGAGGAAAAAGAAAAACAGAAACCTATCTACACTGAACTTCCGCCAGACGGAACTAAAGCGCAGGAGCTCCTAGGTGGCGAGATGCGCCTCAGCGCCCCTTGGACTGTTGAGACTTTTGATAAGACTTAGCTTTCTTCTTCGCACGAACACAATTGGGTACGTTCCGGCCGTCCTTCTTTTTATAACCTTCTTGAACGTAACCATCCCAGCAGGGACCTTGCTTAGCCATTGCTTCTAGATTGCTTGAAGGCACGAGCTTTTCGACCAGCTCGTTTGGCAGCTTCCGTGTTTGCGACCTGAGTGTTTACAGGCTTACCACGGGTGGCTTGTTTTTTCTTTTCGTCAGTCGCACGACGCTCCTCAGGGGACAACGAAGCCCAAGCTGCCCGAGGTAAATACCGCTCAGTACGGCCTTTCTCACGCGCTAAATCAGCCATTATTGAATGGGTCCTCCATGAAGCCAAGCGTCACAGCTTCGCTGAGCTGCGCACTTGAACTTAAAAAGCTGGCAGTAGCCTAAATCGGCTAATTCCAAAACGTCACGCGGATCCGCTGCGTTTGTCTCGTTTATACCTGTAAGTATGCACTGCTGAATCTGTGGCGACTGATCGAACGCCGCGCAGTTACCGCAGAGAGCCGATTTCGCGTGCTCAATATCCGTGTTCCACAAGTCCGCTTTATGTTCCCAAAATCCCGGATCGGGGTAGTCCGGATTTAAAGGTCCATAAGCAAACTTATCGATAGTCCAGTTACGGTTTTTTGTATTCTCCTCAACGTCTAACGTTGCCGTAGGGCAGCTAGGAGACTTCGAAGTAATTTCTTTTTCAAGAAATACCTGAGAGCGGATAGGAATACTCGGTTCCATCAGGACTCACCGCCTTTTTCGTACTCTTCCCGAGTCTGCCAATCTTCCTTAGACCATTTGCTCAGGCGGTTTTCAGAAGACTTTTTGCCCTCATAACGCCCACCAGACTCCTTGTAATACTTCGTTGCCAACTGCATGGCACGTGCAGAATGTCCGCCAAGCTTTTTACGTGCTTTAGCTTTGGCTCTTGCCCACTTTTCGGGATCTTTTTTCTGAGCGACTTCAGCCATCAGTCCCGACCTTCTGTATTACGCTCAAATTTACGACCTGCTTTACGCTCTTCTTTGTACTTTTTAGCTCGTGTTTTAGCACGCGTAGCTTTCGACATTTCGCCGCGACGATCCCCTTTTTTAGTTGCTTCCTGAGTGCCTTCTTTCAGGTCGCCGGAGCGCTGAAGTTGTTTAGTTGCGATTGCATAAGCCGAAGACTCCGACATCTTCGGATTTTCTTTCATAATCGACTTGACTGCGTCGTCGAGTATGGCAGGCATAGATATATAAATGCTCTTAGAATTCTACTAGCTGAGTTAGCACCATGATTAGTCATCTTACGGAAAACTGGGCTGAAATCGCAGGTATTTTGGCCGCCCTGCATGTACTGGCATTGGCCATCGTAAACGTCACCCCGACGCCGAAAGACGATGAGCTCTATGCCAAGCTGTATAAAATTATTGAAATAATTGCTGGTATCATAACTAAAGTGGCTAAAAAATAATTAAGCTGCCACGAGGGTAGATCCCCAATAAACAGGTACTAATGAAAAAGGAGCGTCGTCTTGTTGGTTAACCCAACAAAGAATACGCTCCTCTCTTTCTAGTGTCCAAAAGTACTGAGACCTGTACCAAACGCACCAGTCTTCTGAACTTTTAAGGATATTGCAGTCACCGCAAGCTGCAATAAGATTTTTTCTGGTCGTAGCGCCCCCACGGGCTTTCGGTACGACGTGATCTAACGTTGTCGGATTTTCTTTACCGCAGTAAGCGCAACAACCCCAATCTTCAAATATTTGTTTTCGAAATCTCTTTTTGGCAACTCGCTTTTGTAAACAGGAAAGATCGAAGAGAAGATCCCGTTCGCTCACAAGTGTGAGTGCGGCTAACGATATTCTACAAATAAAAATCACTCTTTCCTAGAAAATTACACAACAATGCAGCAAGTAAGTATTAGAGCCTGAAGGCAGACATCACTCCTGCAGTGAGGTACAATAGCGGCACCCAAAACACAGGCAAATGGAAAAACTTAACATACTTCCGACAACTCTGTACAAGTACGACATACCTGATGACATACATACTTCAATCCTAAGGGAACTCCCATACGCTGGGTTTGAAACGAGAGAACAAAGAGACGGTCAACCACATTACGGTAAATCTGCGTACGGTAGGACATCTCTACATAGACAAGAAAATTGGAAATTTCTATGTGACTTTATAAACCCTAAAGTAAAAGAAGTTGCTACAGAAGTCGGATACACTTGGTTTGATGATATCAAAGTTTCTCTTATGTGGGCAAACATCAGTAACGAAGGTCAGTGGCATCACGCTCACAGACATCCGTGGTCGATTCTAAGTGGTATTATTTATATCCAAGGAGAGTCTGGTGATACTTGGTTCAGCTCGTTAAACCCTTACGCTATGGAAAACAGAATGTTTAACGGGCACCACGAGGCGGACGGAAACCAAATAATCCACAAGCACAAACCTGTTAACCAAACTATGTTGATTTTTCCTTCAATGCTTCTCCACTCTGTTAGTGAAAATAAATCTCCTATACCAAGAATTACTATAAGTTTTAATAGTTATTTTGACGGCACAGTAGGAGATGAGTACCACTTAAGCGGTTTAACCTTAAAACTACAATGAACTCAGTATTAGGAATACATTGTGGTAAGCATAATTCAAGTGTTTGCTTACTAATTAATGGGGAAGTTGAACTATTCATAGAGGAAGAAAGATTATCAAAAATAAAATATGACTCAGAACCTATAAAATGTATAGGTCAAATAAAAGATATAGTCACAGAAATAGATTCAGTTATAGTAACTCACTGCGGAAATGAAAACTTCATAAAACATTTACTTAGAAAAAATGGAATAACTTTTAAACGATTTAGTGTTCACAACGATATACATCATTTAGCCCACGCTGCTTCGGCTTTCTACAGTTCTGGTTTCACTGAAGCAGTCTGCGTAGTTTTTGATGGGAGAGGTTCAGAATTCGCGCTAAATAACGGAGCTTTTGGTGCTGAAACAACATCCGTATACGAAGCCTCGTATCCAGATAATTTCAGGCTGCTGTACAAAAAACTAGTTGTCGATCCGCACAGAGGAAGTAATTTTAGCGCTGTTAGTTCCTTACTTCATAACACAGAAGTCGAAATAACTTCCCATATCGATATAGGCGGTATGTATCAAGCAGTAGCTAATCATCAAGGATTTAGAAATCTAGACTGTGGTAAAACCATGGGGTTAGCAGCATACGGAGCAGCAAATAAAAACATCCCAGAGATACTGACAGGCCCCAAAAAAGAAGCGAATAAAAATCTTTTTACTAATGACAATAAGATAAACACCTACAGTTACCCTGAGCTTATTACAAACGATTGGGGACAGCTACAAGCAGATCTAGCATTTGCCGTACAAAAAGCAACACAAGAAAAAGCTTTAAGTTACATAAAAAAAGCAATAAAACTGAGTAACACAAAAAATATAGTGTTATCTGGAGGCTTTGCATTAAATATAGTAGCCAATAAATACTACAAAGATAAACTAAGCGAGTTTAATTTTTTTATTGACCCTATGGCTGGTGACGGAGGTCTATCGTATGGCGCAGCTAAGTTGGTGCACCACGCTGAGCAAAAAGACCAGACAAAGAGAAAGTTAGAGAATATCTACCTAGGGCCAAAAAAGGAGTTACTTTTTAAAGAAATCGGAGACAGGACAACAAGTAAAGAAGTAGCTCTTTTGTTATCCAAGGGAAAAACAGTCGCTCTGTTCCAGGGGAGGTCAGAAGCAGGTGCTAGAGCATTAGGAAACCGTTCTATTCTTTTTAACCCTTGTCTGCCAAACGGTAAAGATATAATCAACCGAATAAAAAACAGAGAAAGTTTTAGGCCTTTTGCAGGTACTATACTTCAGGAAGAAGTAGAAAAATGGTTTGATATCGAAGAAAACCCTTTTATGACTCTAAATGCTACGTGTTTAAAAAAAGAAAAGATACCTGCCATAGTACATGTCGACGGTACGTGCAGGATACAAACAATAACAAAAGAACAAAATAAAAATTACTTTGAGCTAATACAAAATTTTTACGAAATTACAGGAGTACCTATACTAGGTAATACTTCATTTAATGTCGATAAGCAACCAATAATAGAAACGTTTGAAGACGCTGTAAGTACTTTAAATAACACAAAGATAGATTATCTGTATACTCCAGAAAATATGAGATTACTCTGCAGGGATTAGACCATACCAGCCAGTAATAATGTACTTTTTTTCTGTTGGCGATACTACACCACGGTGGGTGTGGGTGAAGTCTGTTGGCCAAATCAACAATTTGCCGCGTTGAGCTTTTTCAACATGGTTGTAGTACTTGAATTCTGTACCGCCTTTATCTTCTACATCGTTTAAATAAAGCATAAAGACAAGTAAACGAGGACAGACTTGATACGATATCCTTTCATGGTGAAAAACTTTAAACCCTTGACTTGGGGGTAGAAATCTTTGAATATTAAACCCCTCTCTCATAGCAAAACAAGAATTTTTAAGCTCGGGGAAATCTTCTAAATACAGATTCACACAGTCCCAAAGCCAAATAAGAAACGAACGCAGAGGTGGCTGAGTGTAAGCATAATTAATATCATTCACAGAAATACACGTACCATCTTTATAATCTTTATTTACTATAGGTTTACCTTCTCGTGACTGGACAACACCAGTCCCTTGTTTCTCAGGGTGGTCTTCAAACCATTTTATGATTTCATCGCACAGAGTAACATCAGGTATGTTGTAGCGACGAATAAAAGTTTCAGTACTCACAAGTCTCAAAGAGAAAAGCTGCAGATGTCCGCATCCGGTCGGTAAACCTTAAAGGAGCGTTTCCGCAATGATACAACGACGAAGGGAAAATAACAGCACGATTTGGTTTATAAGTTACAGTGTGAACTTCTTGATCAGACAAATCAGCAAACGAAAAATGGCCGCCCCACGCTGAGTTCCACTCCCGGTTCGTAAAAATTAAAACAGTTATATCTGTGGGTTCTTGTGAATCCTGATGAAGCTGACCCTCTTGTCCGTAGACTTGGCCATTTAAGTGAAGTCGTTTAAAGAAAAATTTACGTTTAACGTGTTTTTTAACCTTAAGAGAAATAATTGATGCTAAAGACTCAAGATGGTTTGGTCTATCCGTTTTTCGAACTCCAAAAAATAACTTAATATTATTAGAGTCACTCCAATTACATAAGCGCAAAGGCATATAGTTAAACTCTTCAGAAAGCATTAAGAAATCTGAAGAGCTTAAAAAGTTATCTAAAACTATAGGATGAAAATTAATTACTTCCTTCGATGTAGACCCAGAAGGAGCAGTTGCTGACATCAAAAGCAGTGGTTGTCGTACCAGAGACTGTAGCGGCAACAGTAGAGTTAAGCGTATTCAGCGACGTTGAATTTGACGTAACGGTAATAATAGGTGTATCAGGGCTGCTACCTCCGTCTTGACCTGCGCCATCAGCACAAGGCCCTGAACCTCCTTGACGTCCATTTACGTGAGTATGTAACTTAAGGTTTGCGGGCTGGTAAGCACCGATGTTATTTCCGGTAGGAAGAGAGCCCGAAAGTGCCGTTCGACTTGCAGCTTCCGAGTCACGACCAGACCCAAAATCATAGCCACGGAGGTAAAGACCTTCTAAAGGAGGCAAGTGAATATTGTTTACGGTGCTTCCGTAGGCATTAACCGGCCAAACATCACTCAGCTTTGAGTTAGTAGTGCGAGAAAGAGCTTGCCCGTCACACAGATAGTAAGTTGCGCCGTTGTTCGCAACAAAAGAAGGACCTAAGTACCGAGCTGAAAAAATAACTTGGGTAAGCATCGATCAGATCTCCGAAACAACGACTAAGTAAGTGCAGGTAATGTTGGCTGGTCTATTTTCACCAGCAATACCGATAGATGATGGGCCAGAGGCTGGTGTAGTCGTTGCAGTGCCGATTGGAGTATAGTCACAACGCCTACCACCACTGGCAAGATAATAAGCCGGATTATAGCCATGACGATGAGATACAAAACCATCTTCACCATAAGATCCGTTTCTATATCCAGAAGGTTGGATAGTGTTTCTACCTACTGGGGCACGGAGGAACACACCTCTATAATCGGGCAAATTAAAAGTAGTGGTGCCGTTACCACTACCATATAAAGTACCAATCCGCTCAAACAATGTAGCGTAGGTAGTACGACTGAGAGCTTGCCCGCTTGCAACCACTGTATTGATAGGGGCGACAGCTGATATAGCTGAAACATTATTAGGCGTTAAACAAATCACAACAGTACCAACAGGTGCTGTTTGAGCCGTATTAGACAAAAGTGGGATAACCTCTACGTGCCTACCGTGGTTGTCCCCACCGCCGTCGAAACTAGATTGAAAGGTGAACGAAGCGATATCTGTAGCGCCACCGCCTCCGTTACTCGCTTGGCCTGGGTTTTGTACGCCTCCTACTTCTAAAGTATGTGTATGGTTTGGGAGGACTGCAACACCACTAGGAGCTTGGACACCAGATCCAGTGGTTGCTTTTGTATACCCAAACCGAGGCGTCATCGGAGGGGTATTAAAAGTGGAAATTCCGTTACCGTTACCATAACGGTTGCCGACAACCGCATAAAGGCTGGCGAAAGCTGTTCTATCGTGCTCAGAACCATCACAAATAGCATAGTTAGTTCCGCTGATAGCAGAAACAACTCCGCTAGAAAGGGCGTAAACAAGTTGACCAGGGTCAACCCAAGCGCCTACGGGAGTGGCCGGCCACCCTCCGACAAGTCTTTGTTGGTAAACCTCAGAAGGACTAACGTAGGCACCTTGCGCACCTGCTGCACTAGGAAGGGTTTGTTTTCCCGTAAAATTACCTAGTTTTTTGTTCGAAGTCATGGCAGCGGTTGAGGGGGTACAGCGTGTTCGAAGTAACTACTCGTTCCTGGAGGTAGGGGTTCGGATCCTGCAACCCAATCAGACGGAATAGAAAAATAGGGTTGAACTTCTAACGGAACTTCGAAGCAGAAGCCATAGGTTTCGTACTGACCTTTCCACCGTTCGAAATTTTCGTTAATAAAGTCCTGAGCTAGTTTAGCATTGTGGTCTGCTTGATTCTCCACAACTGTGGGAATCTCAGGAAGATCTTCGAAAGTTAATAATTCTGACTCTGGTTTCTTTAAAAGATTTACTAGCGTTGTTATGTAACGACTCCAAGCATTACGAAAATCATCATCATAAGAAGATTTATCATCTAAGTCTAAACAGTTAATCTGCTCAGAACAGTAAGAACGAACCTCACGGTTAACAAGTGTAGAATCTTTACCTTCTGCACTAACTAAAATAAATTTTTTAGAAGCAAAATCCCAGACACGTTTTTGATTGGCTCCAACAGGAATAAGCTCAATCGGTCCTTCATAACCAGCATCATGCAGATCTTCTAAACTGCACGATGAAGTGTATTTAGTAAAACCTGACGAAAGACGAATCCTAGAAGGAGGATAAGAAGGTACCGACCCGTTTTTAGTGAAGTAATAGTTAGACCAATTTTGATTATCCATAATCAGACCACGACGTAAGAAATTGCTACATCTAATTGACCTGAAGTACTAGATGTGACGCGAATGCTCTTACCGCTAGGAAGAATATACTTGTTAGCAATAAAATCAACGTTTGAGTCAGCAGGAACAGGAATGGTATAACCTAAATAATTATTAATTGTTGCACCTGTGTTCATGCTTACTGTGCAATCAACAGCAGAAGAACCAATATTATTTGCAACAAGAATACTTAGAACAATTGTAGAATCTGCGTCAGAAGTCAGTACCGTTACCGGGCTGCTGTTTACGTTGGCTCTAGCAACGTTATAGAAGCTTGCCATAGTTCCCCAAACCCTAGTAAAAGTCTAACTGAATGTTCTAAAAAAAGTCTAGCAAAAATATGTCACACTAAGCCCACGCTGTAGTCGGCAGCCCTTTAAGGGTTAACTTAAGGCAAAGATTAGGCCCGTTAACTGTTCAGCTGTGACGGGTGGGTTCCCCACGATTAAAGCTAACGCGGCATTCCCGGAAGCTAAAGCTTCTAAACTGTCGCTTAGTGCATCTACACCAGAAACAGCAGAATATAAACCAGAGGATATAGCTCTATTAGAATTTAATTGAGAAGCGTTAGAGACTACTAAAGAAGAATTACCAGAAGCTAAGGCTGTTAACGAAACAGATATAGAGCTATTGCCAGAACTTAAAGCAGTTGAAGCTAAAGCTATAGTTGCATTACCTGAAAGTTGAGCACTAAAAGCACTTGATAAAGCAGAATTACCTGAAGCTAGCGCTGTTAAAGAAACAGCTATAGCTTGGTTCCCCGAAGCGACGGCGGCAGGGGCAAGAGCTAAAGCCGCATTGCCAGAAGCTTGCGCAATCGCAGACGGAGCAAAAGCGGCTTGGCCAGAAGCAATAGCAGCGGAAGATACATTAATAGCTGCAGAACCTGAAGCAATAGCTACCGCAGAGGTCTCTACAGCATCGTCACTAATTAAATGTACAAATAAATTTGTTAACAGAGCATCATCAGCGTCATCTAAAGCCTGTACTGAGTTAAATAACGCAGCATTCCCTGAAGCTAAGGCTACTGAAGCTGCACTTACAGCTAGGTTGCCAGAAGCTGCAGCAGTATTCGCCTCAAGAACTGCAAAAGTGCCAGACGCAAATGCTTGATTAGCTTCATTTAAAGCGACCACGCCGGAGGCTAAGGCCGTATTTGAAGCGATTACAGCATCAGTAGATAAAGCAAACGCAGACGTACTAACTTGGTCTGCTGCGTAACCTGAGTTTACTGCACGTTGTGCAACAAGGATTGCTTCTGTGCCTGATACAACAGCAGAATTTAAATTAAATAAAGCTGCATTACCAGAAGAAAGAGCAGAACCAGCAATGAAAGACGCTGCATTTCCTGATGCAGAAGCAGTCAAAGAGGTATTTACACTAGCCAGACCAGAAGCAAGTGCCTCTGAACTGTTTATAAGAGCTGCAGATCCTGAACTTAAAGCTATATTTGACTCGACTAACGCAGAGTTAGTATCTACTAAAGAAAGTATTCCAGAACTTATAGCAACATTAGAGTTGTTTAACGAATTTAAAGAAGCAGATATAGACGAATTACCAGAGGCTGCAGCAGTTACGGCAACAGATAATGAAGCAAGACCAGAAGAAAGAGCTACGCTCGAATTAGCTTGAGCTAGAACTCCAGAATTTAGTGCAGTTTGTGATAGTACTAAATCGCCACCATCTAGAGCAAGCTTGTTGTTTGTAACTAATAAACCACTGGCTGCGGCTGCTGTTGGTATCGATACACTTACTGTATTGTCAACGCCAAGAGGTAATACAGCTCCACCTAAGCCACTACCAGCGATTAAATCACCCAATATCGACACACTATCTGCGTCGCTAGTCTCAGATATAAATCCACTAGAAAAAACTAGACTGCGGTAAGTCGCCATTTTACGAAAGCGCGATAATTAGACCGATAGCTTCGCCCTGGGATATGCCAGGGTTAGCGAAATAGGCTGCAAGGGCTGCGTTACCTGATGCTTGAGCAGCAGGCACAATAGTTAAAGCTGCGTTACCTGAAGCTAGTGCAGCATTGGCCACGGAAATAGCCGAGTTACCAGAACTTAAAGCCGTAAGGCCTACAGAAATTCCTGCGTTACCTGAGGCTTGAGCTCTAGAGCCTACTAAAAGCCCAGCATTACCAGAAGCTAGCGCTGTGGAAGCAAGAGCTAAACCAGCATTACCAGAGGATAAAGCTACAGAAGCAGAAAGAAGAGCTGCGTTACCAGAAGCTAATGCACTTAGACCTAAAGAAATACCTGCATTTCCCGAAGCAAGTGCGGTATTTACTGCCGCAAGCGCTGCGTTACCTGAAGCTAACGCTGTCGACGCAACAGATAGACCGGCGTTACCAGAAGCAAGCGCACTAACGGCAATAGTTAGTGCAGAGTTTCCAGAAGCTAGTGCTTTATCTGCTGTTGCCTGTGCTGCTAAACCAGAGGCTAAGGCAATGTCTGATAAAAGAATTGCAGCGGCTCCAGAAGCCACCGCGCTATTTGACAGAACGATAGCTGCGTTTCCAGAAGCTAGTGCTTTAGCTGAATCAACTAAGGCAGCGTTTCCAGAAGCAAGGGCTTGATCTGCGAGAAGTACTGCTGAGTTACCAGAAGCTAAAGCAGTAACAGAAACATTTAAGGCAGCGTTACCAGAAGCTAGAGCAACCTGAGCATCAGATAATGCAGAGTTGCCAGAACTAAGTGCTCTTAAAGAAGTGCTAAGACTTGCGTTACCGGAAGCTAAAGCGTTTACGGAAACACTAAGAGCAGCATTACCTGAAGCTAACGCAGTATTGCTTAAACCTAAAGCTGCGTTACCCGAAGCTAAAGCAACTACGGCGTTCGACAGACCAGCATTGCCAGAAGCTAGAGCAACTTCGGATAATGATAAAGCTGCGTTTCCAGAAGCTAAGGCAACAGCTGAATCTGTTACAGCTGCACTACCAGATGCAAGTGCATCACTGGCAACATCAAGTGCAGCAATACCTGAATTGAGAGCTGTTAAAGAAATTGATAGGGCTTGATTTCCAGATGCTAAAGCTGTAGCGGCAACAGATAAACCAGCATTACCAGAAGCTAATGCTGTCTGACCTACAGAAAGAGCTGCGTTTCCGGAAGCTAGTGCAATTGAAGAATTAAGTAGAGCTGAGTTACCAGAAGCAAGTGCTTGTTGAGAACGTACTAGAGCAACACCATCAACACCAATTTTGTTGCCAACAAATACGAGTCCGCTAGGTTGAGTCGCAAGAGCAACGTCTAGTCGAATAGTTTCATTAGTATCGCCACCGCCGACTAGACCACTACCTGCTGTTAGTGTCCCGCCAGAAGCAGTTGTAACAATACTATCCCCTAAAGGGAGCTCAGAAAGAGCACCACTAACAAGAACAAGCGGCCTGCGGACTACCATAACTCTTCTCCTTAAGCTCCAGTATAAAGAAGAACGGGAGGAGCAATCTCAATACTCAATTGATTTCCGTTTAAAGCTACTCCCACGGGGGAGGATGCGGCATACGCATTAGATCCGGAACCTGAGATAATTCCAGAAGCTGTGGAGTATCTAACAACCTGACCGTTGAATTTTGAAAGGTAATAATATTGACCTGGCACTAACGAAGACTCAGCCGTGATATTGGCGCCAGTTAAATTAACAACTCCATCTAAATTAATTACAACTGGGTTACCAACAGTAGCTGAACTCTGAGCAAACCCTATAGGAGAGAACGCATAAGTTGGGCTACCGCTCAAAGCAGTGGCCGGGATTACATAATTACCACTAGCTGCTACGCAAGCACCGGCAACTAATGCAGCTCCCGCTACTAGAGTTATCTCAGGAGCAGGATTTGTAACAACACCCCTACCGTTCGCTAAGAATACGGTAGTACCATCGGATTGATAGCTAGTGTAATTACGGTTGAAGATCGACCTGTTTGACACCGACAACAACCACGCGATGTTTTTAATTCTACAACGTCTTACAAGTAACCACTGACGACGAGCTTAGGCTCACTTGGGTTCACGCGAATAGAGCTTTGATTGACAGCTATGCCCAGTTGAGTTAAATACAAGCTAGACACACCGAGTTGATAAAACTCTGTAACGTATGTCGCGTAATTAACTACGTAGCCTCCACTAGGGCTTAAGTAATAACTCGAACCAGGAGAAAGAGAGGAGTAAACGGAGGCCGCAGAGTCACTAACAACTCTGCAAAGGCCTCCAGCACTCACTGTGTCTATAGCTACACCTACGACACTGGCTGAAACTAAACCAGACGGATTAGCTGGAATTATCTGACCTGATACTGTAGTGCTTACAGCAACTGCATCACCTACTTGTATAGGTTGCTGAGCTACAAAAGATAAAAGCACAACTAATCACGTGCAGATAAATAAACTCTAGCGTCCTTGTCCACGGCTGAGTTTACGGCCATGTGACGGCTTCGAGTGACGACCTTGACCCTGGTGAGTCTTTTTTAACTTTTTGACAATAAGCGTTGTGGTTTTGGGTTTGGACATCAACCTCAGATCGAAAGCGCCAATTTAGCTCAGACCCATGATTAGGCCAATCACTTCCCCTTCGGCTTCAGCATCTAAACCAGAAGGAACAGGAGGCGGAATATAAGGACTACCGCTAGCAGTGACATCTGCCCAGATAGACCCATCCCAAACGCGAATAATGTTAGTGCCCGAATCGGTCCACAAGGTGCCGTCAACAGCAGCAACGGGAGCTACCGAGTCATATACAGGAGTTCTGGATGCTGCGGACTCATACCAACCACTTGTTGTTGAATCGTAAACAAAGAGTGAACCCATCAAGGTATTGAACCAGAGGGTTCCGTCTAACGGTGGTGCGTTAAATCCACCAGTGCCTGAAGGTGGCACTTCACTCTTAATAGCTAGAGCTTCGGCGTTAGCTACATACCAATCAGGTTCTTCTATGCCGTTACCAGACGCATAAACAAACAGACGGCCCTCGTTAGTGTCAAACCAGAGTGAACCGCCTATGTAGTTGAAACCAGGATCACCAGATACAGTCACCACAGCGGAGCCTGCGCTGGCGGAACTGGCCAATCCAACAAACTGACCTGAGTAGACAACGCTCATGTTGGAGCCGGCTTGAATACCGACATCAACAATTTGATAGTCGCCACTGGTGCGAACGCTTGTACCCGATCCGGCGACTAACGTAGTTCCGCCATCAACGGTAATAAACGAACCAGAGTAAGTAACATCAGTTAGTCCGCCGCCAAGAACGCCGACATCGACAATCTGATAGTCACCGCTCGAACGGACACTAGTACCAGACCCAGCAACTAGTAGCTGTTGAGCTTGTCCGGATATGACACCAACACCAGCATTGTTGTAGGAGAAGTTAACGGAGCCTTGGCCAACTAAATCGGTAGAGACAACTGCCGTGTCGCCGCTTGCAACAATCGTTATACCTTCGCCGCCAATAAGACCACTAACAACAGCTACAGCCTGGTCTTTGGTTCCAGAAACTTGAATATAAGTGCCGCTGTATAGAACATCTACACCAGCAAAACCTAGGAGATTTACATCAAAAACTGTACCTTCGCCGCTGTAAACAGGAGTTACACCAGAACCAGGCCAAACCTGAGTAATCTGGCTCTCAATAATTCCGTAACCTCCACTGTACTCAACGTGAATTCCAGAACCTCCAATAATCCCGCTACCAGCAGGGTCTGGGAAACCAAGGTTTATGCCACTAACGCTGACGTTTAAGTCTTCTAAAGCTCGGACTACTCCCTCAAAGTTATAAGAATACCCATAAGGGCACCTGGAGTAACTTAAAGTCCCCACACCGCTTACCGTTTCAATAAGTTCTTCAATTACGGTTACGATCCCTTCGAAATTCTCTGGGTGGAGAGCACGAGGAAGCGCACCGTGAAGTGGACAGGCGGGTACGTTAGTTTCAGTCATCTAAAAACGTAATCCCTCCCGTATTCTCCAGTTTAACCGAGAGAGATTAAATTCTACGTCTTTGTGCTACTGCCAGAAACTTTAAATATGAGCTCGCCATTTCGTTCATGCACGGCAAAACTCTCCGCAAGTTTCCAGGCAGGGATACCGAGCACAGTAGCTCTACGACGCAAGCCTTCCCAAGTAATCTCTTCTACGGGCTGGACGGTAGTCTTTGACACAAAGCACCTCTACGTTTCACAAAGTCTACATCTTTTTAAAGATATAACAAATCCACGGGCTGGCCGGTTGCTTTTGGATACTCTCTTCAAAAAAATCCCCTTGAAACTTTTTGTGGAAGTTGACGTTCTCAACGAAACTGGATCGTTGTTGAGAGAGATAAATTATTTGAATTAAATTTAGATAAACGTACTTAGTTAGTTTCTTGTAAAACTACTCAGGAAACATTAAGGAGACGTCTCAATAAAGATAAAAAGCTGTGTCTCAACCCAGTCTCGTATTGGAATCCCTAAAAAAAGAAAGTATTAATCCTATGAGGTTCTGCGCCAGCTACCCTTCTGTGCTTTCTGTGAGTTCTGTGAGCTCCATAGTCTTTTAACAGTCCCTGAAGCACCCTCGGTGCTACGATGCGCCCAAGATGCGACCCTTGGCATGGCTTTAAACCTGCGGGCAGTTGCGTTACTAGGTCTCCTAGACCTGGACGACACGGACTCGCCGACTCCCACAGGTGCTCCTGAGACGATCGAGAGACTCGGTCACTGGCACGTCGAGCACTACGCAGACGTCTCAGCTTGGCGCTGTCTTTGCGGTAGGTCTGAGCCTTTACTGGTCCCTGCGGCTTTCCGCAAGCGTCTACGCCTACCTCACGACCTTGTCCAGGCTTGTGAGGTGTGCAGGCTTGAGCTAGCCAGCACCTCTAGTCGGGCTGGGCGTCTTCACGCTTGGCTTGAGCGGCACCGTCCTCTGATCGACAGAGTTGAGCATCTCGAGTACCCAGAGGATCGAGGCTTCACTTACAGTGAGGATGACGGCCAGTGCACGCGTACTAGGCGATTCATCTATGAAGCGTTCTTTAAAACAAAACTAAGATCAAGTGACTACGTGCGCTCTAGGTGCTCTAATCCATTCTGTATCAACCCATACCACTTATGTATCACACCGAGCCCGAATCAAAAGGCTACCCCTCAAATCGAAAAGCTGATACAGCATCTTCAAGAGCTGGGTATTTCAGCAAAGATCACGCAAAAGGTTTTACAAGAGAAGCACGGAACGAAATTATCGCTTTCCACAATCCAAGGCATCAGGGCCGCATCCAAGCAATTACTCGCCACAGTGGCTTAATTCTCGATTTACAGCAGATTATGCCTGCTAGTATTTCGGAGATTGCCGAAGTAGTCGGTCAATCGACGAGCGCAGTCCGCAATCACTTGAGGCAGTTAATTCAACTAGACCTCGTAATTAAAACTTCTTTCGAGCAACACTCACTTTATTGTTTAAATGGTTGTTACAACGTACACATCGCCCGCATACTCACAGAGCTCTTCGACTGAGCTGAAGCGGCCTTGCCTTTGGGAAGAAGAATTTCGCATTGAAAATCTTCCAGGCTGGATCTACACAGACAACCAGCCGCCTGCCAGCTTTAAAGACTGTCAAGCGAAAATTAGTTCACTTGAATACACAATCAAGGATATCGAGCTTCAAATAGAAATCCGAGAACTTGAACTCAAAACAGGATCTAGTCGCCACAGCAACGCTTTTGATTTTGAGCGCTGGAAAGTTGGCGCCCTTAAAGCTAAGCAAACACATTATTACCTATTAAACGCATATAGTTACTGGTTAATCAAGAACACCCCTAATGTGGTTGACACCGCCTCTAAGCTTGATAAACTGATCGCACTTCTCATTGAGGACCCAGCCGACTTCGAGACAAAAGCCTCAGCACTCTTAGACTAGACAGACCTCTGCGTAACAAAGGCCGCAGTGGTTTGAGGGGTGCTGTGTTCGTTTTAGCCTTTTCCGACCAGCAGTAATTCGCTCTGGTTGCCTGGCGCCAGGTGATCAAGAGGAGCCCCTCTCTTATTTACATGGATCAAACGCTTAAAGAAATCAAAACGATTCGAGAAGCACTCACCAGTATCGACATTTCACTTCAGTTATTGGTTTCTCAAAAGGAAGGAAAAACAACAAGTGCATTTGTAAGCAAAAAGACCATCAGCCAACGGCTAAATATCCCATCAGTAGCTATAGATAAATTAATACACCAAGGGATTGTTTCAGGAGGAACCTCTGGGCTTGTAGAGGGTAAGCACTATTGCAAAGTAGACCCTACTGAGCGAAACTCCTCTAAGTTTCTGTATGATCCACACGCGGTTATGGAAGCCGCATGGAAAAATTTCACCAATGTCTGACCTTTCTCGCGGCGCAACCGCTTTGATCAAAAACCTCTTTGGGGGTAATGAAACAGAGCGCATGATTAGTGCAGGCGTAGTCCGCACTATTCTTTCTGATATCACACGACTTTATTTCGAGAACCGAGCCGCAAGAGGCGAAGGTATCTTGATATTCAACCCAGAAGATCCGGAGAACTCAAAATATCTAACTAAAGAAGAACTTGAAAACGACCTCGCAGTAGCACAAGAAGGAATGGATGAAAAAGCGGAAGCTTTATTCGCAAAAGTAATTCAGGTTATAGAAAAAGAATCCGAATCAGATCTTGCTCTAGTAGCGATGGTTCAATCGAATGAAATCGCAATCCACTTGATTGATCCAATCGAGGCTAATAAAAAAATCGATGAGCTTTCAAACAGTCTCATTCTCTGATGATGACTTCGTCTCACCTGCAGATTTAATAGCAACCACGGCTGCTTTCTTCGGAGGCTCGATTGAATTGGACCCAGCTTCAAGTGAAGCTGCTAACTCAGTGATTCAAGCTGAGCGTTATTTCACTTGGCGTGAAAATGGTCTAATTCAACCGTGGAAGGCCAAGAATGTTTATCTGTTTCCTCCAAGAAGCACCTTGGCTGGAACTGAGCAACCAAGAAATACGCGGCTTTTCCAAAAGAATTACCGATTTAAGAAGTCAGCCCAGAGGATCTGGTTAGAACTTTGCTATCGCAAATGGCTTCACAACGAATTTGAACAGGCGGTAGTTTTTTTAACTTCTTCTGAGGTTGCTCTTCTAGTTACACAAAAGATAAATTTTGACTTTCCTCTTTGTGTATTAGCCAATAAACCTAAGCTACTTAAAGAAAAAAATTTAGAGCCAATAGAAACCAAAGTACTTGGTTTCGTTTATCACTTACCACCTAGATCTAATTACGAACAAAGTATACAGACTTTTGCTGAATACTTTAGTACGCTTGGGAGGGTGTATATTTAATCGGATCTTTCGTGTCCCAAGAATCATCTGGGCCGAACTGATCTCTCTCGCCAAAACCTAAGCCTACGCCACGCATGGACTGTAGTCTTTGCCTAGCTTTTATTTCTTGTTGTCGATTTTTATCACGAAGTTCTATACCGAATAACTCTCCGGCAAACCGATGAAAAGAAGGATCACGGTCGACATGGTGTTGACGACGCCGACCGTAACTTTCTGCTCGTTTTTCTATGCTTAGTTTATTGATGCTACGCATCAACCAAGGCCGCCGTAGTTCATCAGACCAGATACATCACCACTTGTATTGTAATAACGACCGATAGCATCAGCAGTATTACGGGATCCGTAAATAAACTGCTGACTTTGAGGATCTTGATAATCATACATTGCCTTATACTTACTCTTAATCTGATTACTGGTAGGGTCTACCCAATCAGCAACATTTCGAATAGAGGCAGCATCCATCGAAACCACGGGGGGGTCGAGTGCTAGCTTTTCGTAGCCACCTAAACGACCAGCTAAAGAATATTGATTTTGAATATTTTGAACTCGATTATTTAAGCGATCATACTCAGCTGAAATATCAGGGGTAACTCCTAGATCTGCACGACCTTGAGCAGTTACGTCAGCAACAGTATTAGCAAAAGCATCGTAATACTTATTTAAAGCTTCCTCACCCGTCATACCGGTGAGCTCGGGATAGATATTTTCGATGCGAGTATTAATCTTTTTTGTAGTTCTACGTTGTTCTTGTTTGAGTGTTTTTGTAGCTTGTTTTATATAGTCTTCAATAGAATTAGATCCACTTCCGAATAGACTGCCAAGACTCCCAGCTAAACGAGTTAAGTTATTTAAATCGAAAGCGCCAGCTACACTCCCTACTGGAGCTCCTGAAAATCCAATCTTCCCTTCTCCAGCAGCGGAAGAAACTGGCTCCGAATAATTCTTCCAAGAAGTATTCGGAAAATCAGCAGCAGTGGCGGCCATGTTTGTGCTCGGTGGTTGAATCAGGAAATAGTCGTTTTGCCGGGATCAAAAGCCATTCCAGAAAATATTAGGCTTACCGGTACATCAACCCCAGCAGCAAAGGGATTCATTGGTAACGCACTAACCTCTATTGATTATACGTTTAAATAACAGAGGAAGGAGCACCAAAAGCACCTAAAGCTTGAGCTAAGAGTTCAGCTTTAGCTGCTTCAGCAGCCGCTACGTTACCTCGAAGATTTCGTGCCAGATCTTGTTCAGCAGCTTGTTGGTACTGTTCAGTATTTTTACGCCCTTTATACGCATCTAATAACACCCCAATTTCCTGCTGTCCTGGGCTAATAGAACTTTCAGAATAATCCGGCATTCCTGGAGTTGGCAGAGCAGAGCGTTGGCCAAATCCACGGCCTCCCATCGCACCCATCATGTCGATGAATTTATTTAGCAATACTTGCCCGAGTCCAGAAGTTTTAGAAGCTGTAGTTTGCTCAGAGGTAGCTTGTGGTGCTGCGGCCGTAGAAGCTCCTTGTTTTTCAGCAAACTGACGTAGCGATTCAAAACTCTTTACAGGCTGTCCATAAGCACTCTTTCCTTGCAGCGTAGGGAGAGAAGCCCAAGTTCCCGATAACTTAGCAACAGTGTCTTTAGTGATCGGATCTCGATCAGGGTCTACCCCTTTTGCGCGAATCAGTGCTAACGCAGCAATATCTTGAGATTTCGGTCCGAAATCTTTAAGTCCCTGCTGTTTGGCTACACCAGCCCAAGTGCTAGGCATGAACTGATAAGCACCTGCCGCTGCACTCGAATACTTACCACCTTGAACCACTTGGTTCGGGTGACGACTGAGATCTTTTATTGGTTTATAACCAAACGTAATGTCGTAACGTGGCGCAGAACCTCCCCAAGTGCCTTCAGCGTAAGAAAGCAGATTTAACCAACGACGAGCGTTGGGGCTTATAAGATCACTCATCCTCTTCTTCGTCGAATATATCTATATTAGTGTCAATAACCACGCCAATTTCTTCCATAACTGATTTAAAAGCTCGTTCGCGGCATACAAATCTAAAAATTGTTTTCCATAAATACTGATCTCGATCTTCTCCCTTGAGTGCGTGAGCGGCGTTCTTCAACCGTGTCAAGGTGAAATCATCTTCCAAAGTCAGGCCGACGTGAAGCTGCTCTCTCTCGTCTCTCACCGCCCGAAGTGCATCTAATCTCAGTTTAAATCAAATCATAATTTCGCCTAAGGCTCACCAACTTTTGCACGCCCAATAACGAGCTTTCAGTTTACTGCCAGGATTATCGCAGTTATGACGTGCTCTAAAGTTCTCCCGACGTTCTGGAATATGCTTTTTGATTGTCATATTGGGATCTCCAAAACGAACCAAGCGCACTTCGTCGCCTTCCTTGGCCGCCACAGCGAACTTTTTACCGCCATCCGAGTCCCGCCGAGGCTGGTTGTAGCCCTTGAAAATCTCACCAGCGATGCGGATCGCCATGGCCCTGGTCTAATGCGTCCCCCTAGTCTACCGGGTTGAAACCTAAAATTAACCTTAAGCCAAGAATCACAGATTCACTTCATGAAGATTCCTGCTAACCTTTTCGCGTTGTCTTCATTCACAACGCCACATTAAATGGAATCCGCAAGGCTCTTGACAATCGCCCAGACCGCTGAGCTGCTGAACTGCTCTGCAGGCTTTGTACGTAAGCGTATCTCTCTGACCGAATCCAACCAGCCCGGTGGCTGGCCTAAGGGCATCTTCGTCAACCTCCAGCCCAACGGAGCCAAGTCCCTCTATCGCATCAACAAAGACGCACTTGAGGCTTATCTAAGTTCTAACGAAGAAGAGGCTAAAGTAGAAGAAAGCGCTGCTTGCGCTGTCTGATACGTAGCCATGAACTCCTCCTTAGCAAACATTTTCCAAAGCGCAGCTCAGGCTCCGACTCAAGAAATTGTCAAGGAGGAGCTCATTCTCACGAAGGAGGCCACGCCTGATAACCTTGCTTATCAGATGGTCTCCTTCGCCTCTTATTTATATCAATTAAACATCCAAGCTCACCTACTCCATTTAAATGTAGAGTGCTCCAATTTCTTAGCTGTTCACGAATTCTTAAAAGGGCAGTACGAGCAGCACACTGGAGACTTCGACACTCTGGCTGAGCTAGTCCGCAGCATGGACTATCTAATGCCGATGTGTCAGTGTGGCCTATTCGATGCTTATAAAAAGTTTCCGTCTGTGAAGACCTACGATGCACGCGAAGGTCTGACGCTGTACACCAAGAATCTTGAAGCTGGGGCGATGCTTGCAAAAGATCTTGTCGAAGCAGCACGAGAAACTGGCGCTCCCGATGTTGAAAATTATGCTGCTGATACTTGCGGCAGGTTGTTCAAAGGGGCTTGGATGTTAAAAGCCACGCTTCGTGGATCTATGTGAGGATCCAGCCGCCATTAGCGGAGACATAAAGCCCACTCACACCAGAATTTAAATAAACAGTCAAACCAGGCGAAGCTGGCGGAAGGGCATTAACGACTGCAATTCCGCTAGCTACTGTTGCAGATACTGCTGTGTTAGCTGTATTAGCTGAGTTAGCACTTGTCGCTGAGTCGGCGAACCCAGCACCGACTTTTTGCCAAACACTTCCAGTCCACACTTTCAAATAATAATTTGAGGTAGAAGAGTCGGCCCAGGTTTCACCGACTGAATTTCCCACAGAGCCAACGGGGGTTGAGTTAGGTGCAGTTGTGCCGTAGTGATTCGATCCAAACTTACGAATGGCTCCAGCTGAGTCTTTGAAGTAAAGACCAGGATCAGCTGCACCAAAACTCATAGCCGTTTCGCCGGCTTGTACTGTCGAAGTATTGGGCCTATCTGAGGAATTACCGCTGCGCTTGGTGAGGATAATTACTGGTGTGGAAGCCATGTTAGTAAGTTCCTCCGTTGATTAGAGAAGGGTAAGACGGATAAGGGATTAAAGCGCCGTTGGAATACTGACCACCGTCATAAATCAAGGTGGCACCGCTCACAAGAACGCCATTGTTGTAAATTCCACCATCCAACCTAGGGGTAACTCCTGGGTCTGGAGGCGCAAAAGGATCATACTCATCGATCTTAAACATCTCAAACCCACTTGCAGTCATTGCAGTGGATGTGCCAGACGCTAACGTGTCAAAGTTAAGCGTCTTTACCATAGTTGGGTGCATATCCGGATACATCATGTGCACCGGAACTGTATTCTGAGAAGGAGAATATTTTTCCCACCAACGAAGGTGTTGTTGGCGTTTATCAAAAGTAGTTTGCTTGGCTAAGTTCATCTCAAACTCATCTCGATACCGATCATCCATCGGTTCATCAGTGGGTTGAGCCAGCCACGCGAGAGGGAACATATCAGAACCAAACCTGTTCTGCATATCCCAGAATGTTGCATAAATATGTTTACACCATCTAGGAGCAAAATAAATTAAATTAGGATCAGAATAAACTTTGCTACTATCCGTGTAACTAGGAAGATTTAAAAGTTGTTTGACGTATAGAAAACCAAAGTCACGGGTAAAACCAGGAAGATCCCTACTGTTTGATTCGCGAGAACTTAAGAAATCTTTACCTGCGTCATACTGACCAGGCTTAGCATCCTGGGGCAACGTATACGGATACCTTCGCTTTAAGTTGTATTCGTAAAGATTAAAATCTTCGCGAGCTAAATAATCTGGGCAGTTACACCCAAATCGCATCTCAGTCGTGAAATAATCCCCTGGGGTAGGTAAAGAAGCAGGTGCAGCTAACGTCTCGTTATCAATAACAGACCAGCTGTTATTTGTATCGAGAGAAATAAAAATACTATTGAAGACTGGAGCAAAACTAGGAGTAAGCGGTGTAGTCCCATTACCCACGCCTATAACTACATAGTTGTTGTAAGTTGTTTTCTCTGCACCAGTTGAGTCGAAGCGATCAGAGAGTATCTCGCCTGTAAAGAAAGAAATAGGAGGGCCGAAGTTACTAGATAGCTGGACGGCATAAGTTGTGCCACTTGTCTGTGTTACTGATTGAATTGAGTATCCAAAATCAAGAAAGTTAAACGAATCGCGTGGACGGACCGCGACCATCCGCATAGCCATATCCTGGCTCATGGATGGGTACATGTAACAAACACCGGGAAGCGCAGCGCCAACTCCCACGGTGCCTGTTGTCCAATATCTGAATGAGTAATTCAGACCTACATACGCCTGGTTTGCGTACATATAAAGTTCATATCCTCTACGCCAACGCGTCCACATAGACGCGTAGTTGTAGTCGTAAAGAATACTGAAATCTTTTAAGTTAAAGTCAGGTCTAAATTTCCTTTTAAAAGGCATCGGCGTTGAGAGCTGATGCCTTGAGCTAGCGCCTTCAACGGCTTTAAAACCAAAGTTCGATTTCTTTGGCTGGTGTGTATGCCAGCCAAAGTCATCTGAGCCCTTGTGTTTAGCCACGAATTAATAGAAGCCGCCCTGCGCCATGATGCAAACGCCAGAAGAGCTCAAACCACCAGACACAGCAGCAGGGCCGTTGCCTAAGTAGCCAACGCAAAGAATGTATCCCTTTTCGAGATACATAGCTTCAGACTTGCCGCGCTCGATGGGATACACAGTCGTGGTATCACCGACCTGAGGCGTGGGAGCCACGGTGGCTGGGAGCTCAACTCGCTGGATTAAACCATCAGTTGAACCAGAAAGACCGACCTGAAACTTACCGACTAACAGCGGGGTTGAGGTCGAGGGAGCAGCCTGGTTGGGTGCATAAACATACACACCAAAAGCAGCGGTACGAACCCCGCTGCGATCCGGGTAGCCTTCAGACGAGACAACAAAAATATCTTCTACAAGAGCTCCATCCTCAGAAGGAAGGTCGCCCACACGGACAAGCTGAACCAACTGGCTGAAGTCTGGGTTACTAGGAGAAGTAACTACAGGTGTACTGTTGTTAATTCGAGCACCCCTAAAGAAAGGGCGGTCAACCATTAAAGGTTGTTTGTTAGTCGAAGTCGAGGCCATTAGGTGCGCTCCGTGAGCTTATTACTTAGGTTGAGGTGCCCCTTGGGCAGGAGCCTGTGAGGGGAGTTTATCTTGAGGTTTGATAGATTCAAAACCTCCAGTCTTCAAAGCATCAAGAGCTTCTTTCCAGGAGATATCTCCTTTCTCAACCCCAGCAAGAACTAAACGTTGGCGTAAATCAGACTCACGAGCACTTTCGCGCTCCATACGAGCACGCTCTTCGGACTGTTCGTTACGAGCTCGCATATCTTCCAGCACTTGGAAGATAAACCGATCACCGGCCATACGGGGGTCTTCGACTCCACGGCCAGGCAAAGGGTAACCCTGATACCCTTGCTTAAAAGCAACAGCTGCCTCAACGATAGGGGCAAGTTTGCCAGCAATATCGTTTAAGCGGCCAAGGAAGCCAAGGTTCGCGTCGTTCTGTACCGGCGCAGAACCCATCGACACACCATAAGAACGAATGTCGCGAGGATCTGCTTCGCCAGAATAGTCGTAGCTTCGAGGGGCCATTACAGGTGCAGCCATATGCTTACCTAAATCGACGCAGATCCTGCAGTTATTTTACTATCAATAACCGGCGTACATTGCTGCACGCGGTGCTTGAGTACGAATAAAGTCCTGCACCCGTTGAAGATTGGGTTGGACATTAGGGGTTGTTGCATACTTCAGAGCTTGAGCTTCTTGAGTCCCTTTAAGAGCGGCATCTGCTGTAGATTCAGCGTTGCCCACAGCGTTTGCGGCTGTCTCCGAACCCATAGGGGTAGTCACAACAGTGGTCGTAATGGATTCAGAGCTTTGCTGATTAGCCGCCGGGTTAACCAGTTGACGACGCTGATATTCGTAAGCTAAAGCAGGGTTTGATTGCGCCCAGCTAGCCAGTTGACTGCCGACAGCAGGAGACTGACCGCCCATATAGCGCATGAGCTCCCGACGCTTATCAGCAGAGCCAGCATAAGCCTGACGCGCTGCGTAGTAATCTTCAATACTCTTGTAACGCTCAGGACTCATAGGTTCTGTGGCGCGTTGGACTGCGGCAGCAGCTGGAGCATTCTGAGCAAGGGCAGCACGCATGGCACTCTCGCGCTCTATACCGCCGGAGGTGACCACGGGGGCGGGAGCTGTGGGGTCGATGTTGCCAGGAGCAGGAGGGTTCGGAGCAGTAACACCAGGAGCCCCATCCCCAAGAGGAGACCCATCAGACTCGGCAAACAAAGGTGCGTTAACAGAAGGAGGCAAGGGAAGCTCAGGAGGTGCGCCGGCAGTCGTCTCACCAGTACGATTCCCACCCATCGACATGCCTGCGATACCGGCACCGAAGAGACCTAAACCAGCTGCGCCTGTAGCAGCACGGAAAGCAGGATTGTTAAGAAGAGCACCGAGATCAACAAGCTCAGCACCGCTTGCAGCGTTACGAGCAAAAGCCATAGCGGCCGCAGAATCCACGGGGGCAGGACCTGCGTCAGGGCCGAATGCAGGACGGGGAGCAACGGGACCTAAGTCAGCCGCCTCGCGTACCATCGAGGTGCCGATACGTTCTTGCACTTCTTTAGGAAGTTGGCGGATGAGTTCTGGACGCATCCGGAATCCACCGCTCCAGATATCGGGAACGTTATCCAGGAAAAAAGAACCTTGAACTCCGGCAGCCTCGGAAGGTCCCTGCATAGGAGCGCGACCGGGGCCTTGCAGCGCAGGAGGATTAAAAACTTCTAAGTTTGCCTGAGAAGCAACAGGGCCACCGCGATAAGGCTGACCCCCAATCGGAGTACCTTCTGGGCGAAGGGCTCCTTTAGCCGTGGTGAACTCAGCAGTCGAACGTGCCCCAGATGGGAAACGGAGATCAAGCTGACCCTGAACAGGAGTACCAGTCATAGAAGGGCCCTGCACCGGAGCACGCTGAGCGCCCTGCATCGTGGGCTGAGTGATTAAATCCTCAGTGAACTGAGTGCGAGTAGTAGGAGCAGCTGCAGGAGCCTGAGTCCTTACAAGTTCGCCGCCGCGAGTGCGCGGACCTTGGAAAGGCTGGGTGACAAGAGTATTGGTTGGACGTGCGCCCGCAGGTGCTGCGGGATTGTTTGCACCAGGACCGAAAGCGGGTTTGGGTGCTTGACCTAACTGGCGGGAAGTTTTAACTTCTAATGTTCCAAGCAAACCAGGACCAGGCTGGCTCGGAACCGACGCACCCATTTTACGGAGAGCGTTAGTAGTGTTCTCCACCAACACCTTATCGCCAGTCTGCAGGACCATCGGCATAACCCGCTCTGCAATGTCCTGAGCAGACCGGAAGCCAAGCTTGGCCAACTTACCGAGTAAGGACATAACTTAAAACGCCCGCTAGAACTGATGATTCTTAAGTCACAGTTTAGCGCCAATTAGCATAAAAGTAGAGTCGGTCCGAACGAGAAACATCAGGAGGACCAGGAATAGCTTGTATAAACTCACCACCACTTCTTTCGAAGCGGTAACGAGCTGCCACAGGGTCACGATAGTTAGGCACGTAGAGCATATGAGCTAAGCGCTCACACTCAAACTGATAGTTTTCTCTCCAGATACGCGCCGTTTCTCTTTTATCTTGGATACTGATAGAGCGAGACACGTCACCAAGAATTGTTTCTTGACGACTCGTAGCCCGACCCGTGGCCAGCTCAGTTAAGCGCTCAGCTTCTTCACAACGCTCAACTTGCTGAACAATTTTATCGAAGTAAAACTCACTAGGAACGCTATTACAAGCTTCTAATAACCGAGCGTAATCTCCAGCAGGTACAGTTGCGATGTTATAACCTAAGTGATACGCGACACGACTAAAGTTAAAGTCGTCTAATGCGTACCCAAATACTTGTGCAGGGTTTCTAGTTAGCTGATTAACAGCCGAATAGATTACTTCTCGCTTTGTGGCATCAGTAGTTGTCGGTTGAAAGACAACACCCTGCTGAGCTAGATACGACTGAATCTGCTCTAACTCATTCTGGCTCAGCTGCGCCACAACTAGAAACCCTTACATTTTTCTATTCTACGTACACAACGCCAGTAGCAAAAACTTCAGACCATTCGACCCTTTTAATGCTTTCTAACTGCTCAAGTTTGGTGAAACGCTCCCCAGGCAAAGACTGACGAAGTTCAACAATCTCCTTAGCTGTTTTTAAACCAACGCCAGGCAGACATTGGGTTAAACCTTCAGGAGTCAGGTTATTAAGGTTGATACGGTTATCAACCGGAAGCAGAGGCTTAACTACAGCAACCTCTTCCCCTTCTTTTTTGATTGTGCGGCGACCACGGCGTGTCTGAACCGTGTTTCCAGCCGGTTTAGGGTCTAGATCTTCTTTAAACTCATCAACTTGATCCTTATGAGCGAAAAATACCTTACCAGTGGTGCTGGAGCGCACCATGAAGTACTCACCGTCATCGTGAGTAGAGATTACGTCGATTTTAACCCCACTGGGTTTATAAACTTTGGCGGACATCTGAAAAAGTCAGTATGTGAGCAGTAGTTTAGAGCAGATTAGCTCACTCCTCACGCATACGCTTAAGGTCTTTTTCGAAATTACCCAAAAACTCAGCCCGTTTTTCCCAAGTATCCCCTCCTGTACACCCTTTTTTAGGGTTAATGCACTGAGGATCGGAAACACGGTTGCAAACTAGTCCGGCAAGATCTAGTTCGTTACCTTTATACCCAGTTTTCCAGTGATGTACGCCATTAAGCCACGTGGCGCCGCATCGAGAACACTCTTTGCGCTCTAACTTAAGGTCTGAAAGCTCCCGATCGTCCATAAATCTGGATAAATACGGTGTGCTTTATTAACTCTGACAGCGGAATGAGCTGAATACTGTAAAAACTTAATTAAGAACAGGAAATAAAGACAAAAAAAACCCCTTCCGAAGAAGGGGCCCCTTGTTTCGCGATCTGACTGTATCAGGTCGGAGAAGTCGAGGTGTAGATCTGAGATTCGATGACACCTGCAGGCTGCAGAGCCAGATCAGAACGCTCGGGCGGCTGATCGGGAACGATCCAGCACACTTCACAGATGGCAAGAGCTTTGTTCTTGCCGGACAGCTTGCCAGCACCAGCGCGGGGATCGTAGATACCCGAACCTTGAGCCAGACCAGAAGCGGCAACGCCGCCCAGGTTGGTGGTGGTGAACAGCTTCCACTGAGTATCAGCAGTCAGAGCAGACAGGCTGCTCGAGTTGATGATGTTGGTGGAGGCCACACTGCCGTTAGCGATGCGGCTGTCAGAACCAGTAACGGAGGTACCGAACTGACCAGACACAACAGTGGTGGTGTTGCGGAGACCTTGGCCCACAGCGGGGATCAGGGTCAGCTGAGGTGCGGCAGCGCCGCCAGCAACGCCGGAGCTCACCACATCGCCGCCGTCCACACGGAGGGAAGTGCGGTACACGAAAGCACCAGAAGGCACGGTGATGCCGTTGGTGATGTCGGCCCGGACGTCCTTGTGGAAATCGGGGGAAGGGATGATGACGTTGGCGTTCAGGAAGGGCTGGTTAGCCCCGTTCTGACCGGAACCATAAGGCTGGGTGTAGTAATCCAGCTGGTTATTGGTGCCGAGAGCCTGATAGCTCAGGTCGACGTAACCGATGGCTTGCTGAGCAATCCAACCGGGACGGAAGACCACGCCCACAGGGCCACCAACGGGTTGGTTGGTGTAGCTCGTCTGAACGCCGTTGGCGTTCTCGAACTGTACGGTCTTTTCTTCGTGCCAGTAACGAAGAACGTTGGTGTAGTTGCCGGGATAAATCTTGGCAACCGAGATCTGGTTAGGGTTAATCGTCATTGTTAGTTACCTCCTCAAGCGTCGAAAGAGTAACCAACGGTGACGAAGTCAGCGTTCAGAAGTTCGAAACCTGCGTACAGGCTCCAAATCATCATGATAAAACGGCTGAAATCGTCGTTGTTGTTGAGAAGCACCTGGGCGTTGTTGCCACCGATGCCAACACCAACGGCCTGCGGACCAAAGAAGATACCAACGGCTGCATTGTAAGCCTTGGTAGCCGATGCGATGGTCGCGTTCTGGGTTTGAGTAGGCATGTTGGTGCTTTCGAAGAAGCGCACGCCTTCAAACACAAAGCCCGTGGGCATGATCGGCTCGCCAGCCACGAAGGTGGCTTGGCCGAAGCCTTGACCCATGTACAGGGCAGCGTTGGGCTGCATCCCGGACATGAGGGGGTTGATTTGACCGTTGCCAGGATAACGAGCAACTTCGCGGAAGTCGCTGTTCTGACGAAGGTGCATCAGGAAGGTCGGATCGCAAACGCAGCGATAGAAACCATCCTGGAAGGTAGGAGTGTTCCGCTTACGCAGGCTCTTCACCACGCGTAGCAGGTCATCCTTAACGTCGAACTTAGCTTGCTCGGCGTTGGTATAGCTCAGAGCACCAGTGGCAAGGTCACCAGGGAAGTAGTAACCGCCTTGGGTGTCAGAAGACTGACCCTTAGAAACAGCCTTCAGGAGTTCGTTGATGAACACCCGATCACGCCAACGACGATAGTCGTCGAGCAGCGTCAGGCTACCAATGGATTGGTGGAAGGTGGTGAGGTTGCCGGTATCAAGAAGCAGACGCTGAGCAGTGATCAGCGTTTCACGTGCAATCTTGAAAGTGCTGGGCTGAGTGGGGTCACTCGGGTCAGCAGGACCGGTGTACTCGCGAAGCGTCACGAGCACCTTATCCTTCACGATATTGCGGCTGTTAGCAGTACCGATGGTCTGCTCAGCAGTACGCTCGCGAGATTCTTTGGAGCCGGGGTTACCGAAGAAGCGGTAACGGTCAAGCTGCACAGTCTGGCCGGGTTGCTTCGAAAAATCGTGAACAACCACAGGCTCCGCAGCCATCTCAACGATGTATGCGGGGTGAGGACGGTACAGTTCAGCACCAAGAATCTTCGGGAAATCATTATCGATGAACATCGATAATATCCAGAAGAAACTACAAAGTTAATCTTAAAACCCTAGAAGCGAGATAAGTAAGAGCTTTGTCGCGTTCTTAGCGGTTTAGATTTTAGTGCCGGGGCTAAATGTACGCACCATATTACGTACACCCTCACCAAGCACACCATATACAGATCCGTAATTCGGAGCGTATCGCAACGATTTACCTCTGTAACTATTACGAGCCGGAGAACCCATCTGACCGGGGACACCCGTATACCTTGTTTCAGTGAGAGACTGGCAGTAGATGGGGTAGTGATAAACCCAAGCAGCACGAGACCCAGAGGTATCGTTTGTGGGGTTTGTCAAAGTTGGTGACTGATTTGTGGGGTGTGTAACCCCACCACCAGTAATCCCACCGCCCTCAATCGTGTTGTCGTTTGAAGCTGGTGTCTGGAAGGGACTGTAGAGCTGGTTATCCGGTATCTGCTCGCCGTACCAAGTATGCGTGCCAAAATTTCTGAGACCTGGCCGTGGCCCGAAAGCAGTTTGAACAGTTGCATTAGCAGTGCTGTATAAACCCTGCGCCCTGAAACCGACGTAAGTATCTAAAAGCCCAGAAGCGTGAGGAAGTGTATTTTCGTAATTTGTCCAATAACCAGATACGGCAGGCGGAACAGCTTTCCACTCAGTAGTGAAATAACCGCTTAAATTCGGCGGACCTACAGGAATACGCCCAAAGTCAGCCCCTTGATCATTAACGCCGTACCAGGTCTGCGTGAAACCTAGAGGCGTGACAAACCCACTAGATACAACTAAATAAGTATCAGTTAGATCAAGATCATCACCCGTACGTTGCGGACCAGATTGAATTGGGTGGTACAGATTCTTATCATATTTCCAGTTTGTCTGCGGCGTATACACCATAATGACACTCCGAATAATTTAATTTTACTTGGTTTAAAATATTTAAGAGCTTTTAACAGGGCGAATGTCCTCGCAGATAGAAAGAGCCCTGACAATGTTTTTCGAAGATCCTGAAGCTTCTATAGCCTGTTTTTCAGGATCAATTACAGAAAGCCTGACACACCCACGCGGGATTAAAAAAGTAATTCCTTATTTAATCAAAGCCTCTATAGTTGGCTGGATGCTCGCTACGTTTGTAAGTCCAGCAATCGAGGAGCGATTCAAACTAACGAAGAACGAGTCAATCGCCACCTCTTTCATAATCGGATATGCAGGCATTCGGATACTGGCCGCTGCCGAACGTCTCGCAGAAAAAGAACTAGAAAGACGCGTAGGTGTTAATAAAAACGACGAGATCAGCTAATAACAATCGACTCATCAAAAGTTTCAGATTGCTCAGCGGCGGGAGCGGGTTCTTGCTCAACCGGCGTGGAAATCTCTTCTTTCTTTTGCTCAACAGGAGTCTTCCGGCGGCGATCTGTAAGCGTATGCACGGCAGTAAACCTTTTGCTTAAAGAATAGCAAGAAAAAAGCCCTCATTTCTGAGGGCTTATCAAGACCTTGGCTTCTTCAGTCTATCAAGCGGGATCCATAAAGAGCAGCTTGCTGCGAAGCGCTTCAGGACCCATTTGGCTCAGATAACGCCAGGCGTTCTCAGGGCTGCGATTCATGACTTCGCTGAACTGATTCCACTGTTGCTCAGGCTGTGAGCCAACAGTAGAACCGCCAGCACCCGCAGGAGGAGCAGGCATGTCATAGCGAGGCTGATAAGCCTCAGCCTGTTGCTGATAACCAATGGAGCTATCACTATCGATATCCACGGGTACAACCTCGGTGAAGTAACGATCAGTGTAGTTAGCCAGATGGTCAGGATCAGTCAGGATGGTCTGCATCGCATCGTGGCGAGCAGTAAGAACATCCAGTTGCTGAGCCTGCTCTACCAGGAGATCCTCAAGAGAACAAGCGTACTGATTGAGGATACCAGGAGCTTCGATACCGAAGTGACTAACGACCTCGGCGGTTACGGGGCTTACGCTCGTTTGCGGGGCCGTAGAAGTTTGCGAGGAAGCTTGGGTCGGAGAGGCGCTGGTAGGCCAGGTCTGCGCTGCCTGCTGCTCCTGGTAAGCCCAGGGTTGGGCCTGTAAATTCTGACTGCTCAGTTGAGTAGCCAGTTGCTGAGTTGCCTGGTAAGGCGACTGTTGAACCTGGCTGGGGGACTGAGAGTTCACCTGCGAGAGCACCCGTTCCAGGGTACCCATCGCTGCTTCCCACGGATTGCTGGGGGAGGATTGCGACGTTAACTGGTTGTACTGGCTGTTGGTAGAAGGGCCCGTAGCCGGTGCCACCTGCGACGGCGGTTGGGCTGTAGGAACCGAAGCTACCGCCGGGGTAGAGGTTTGCGCCACCCACTGCGGGTAGGCGGTTGAGCCCTGGTCCGAAGTTGCCGCCGGGGCTACCGCCGGGGAGACCGGGCTCGGGATCGAAGCTTGGATCTGCTGGCTCATAGCTACCCGAGTAAGTTAGTTCTTCCGCGAGGTGGTCGAATGTCCTGTAAAGGAGCGGAGTTATGTTCAGTCTAGGATCAGCCGCAAGTGGCTGATTAGGCGCAAGTGGATGCGGCGACTGCAACATCTGGCTTAATAATACCAGAAATTGTTGCATTGCTGATTGTGTCTGTTGCACCATGCGGAAGGGGAAACCCTTCAACATTTCAGCTCGCTCAGAGTCAGTTTTTTCAGGAAAAAGGAATTTAAGAGCTTCGATGCTATCCACACCAAGCTCTTGTAAGTTACGTACAACGATGGACTTCTGGTTTATATCGTAAGCAGTGTCTTCGTAGACGTCGCCCTGGTATCGATACGTAACAGTTCGATCCCCATCTTCTGGAAGCCCGATAACTCCGGGAGGGACCTTGTTTTCCTGAAGAGCTAGCTGAATAGTTTGAGTAACTTTTGCTTCGAACTTAGCTAACGCGTTTTGATATTTCTCAATATTTTCTTCGGTTTGTTCTTTCGGCGGCTTCGGCTCTTTTAAACCAGCAGCCGCAATAAACGACTCACGGAAGATAGTCTCCTGGTGATAGATCATCATTTCCAAGAGACGATTAAACCCATACGTAAGGAAACTTTTGTTCTTCCGGAGAGCCGTGGCCTGAGCTCGACCCATCAAACCTTTAATTTCCGTGGCAGTAGCACCAGCAGAAATTGAAATCTCATCCACACCGCCTAAGGCTGTGCGAATCTCTTCTCGTAAAAGAAGGGCATACCGGTTCATATCCCCGTTAACGGGGTCCGGTGTCATGTAACCAACTCGGTCAGACGGCTCAACGTTGGCAATAATGCGCGGAACACGCAAACCGCCGCCCATGCTCGAGCCAAAAGGCTCACTTACTCGAGTCGAGGGGCTGTCGACACCGGCAAAACCACTCTGACTGCTGATTGTGGGCCTAAAAGTGCTCTGAGCATCACTAGCTTCGACCAGATCACTCCGTGGACGAGAGCTAATCAGCGTCGGGTTGCCAAAAAACTCAATATTTTTGGCGATGTTGCGTGTCAGCTCATCGTGTAAACAAATTTGCTCCATAAAAGGATCAAATTCGCCTTCACCTTCAGTACCACTGGCGTTTGGCTTGTTTAAAACCTCAACAGCGGGAATAAAACCAAGTGTGTTAGGTCTTTTTTTGGCTGGAGTCAGAACAGCGCCAGGTTCAAGATCAAAACTGAGCTCGGTATCAGTTTCAACCTCACTAATTTCATCGGCAGTAATCGTTAAACGTACATAACGCTTGTTCTGCCCGTAAGAATTACTAGGTAAGCCTAAATTTGCGTTCTTTACTTTATAGCTATAGACAATAATGACTTCTTCTACGTTGCCATTAACGTCATGGTACACACGATATTGATTTTTGTTGAAGAAATAAATCTGATATTTAAGTTTTGGGTCTGGTCGGAAGTAAAACAGACCGCAACCGTCGATTAAAAAATTACGAATAATCGCAGGAAAACGAATATCTAATTTGTTTAGAGCAATTATGTCTTCTAAAAATCGTGTACGGCTTCTAAATGTATCTTGATCGCAATAAAAAGCTAGACCCTTCTTGATCATCAGAAGAGTCATCTGCTGAAGATGGCTCAGAACAACCATCGTCGAAGCCTGGTTGCTTCGATCCTGAGTGCGCGAGGCCTCTAAGATTTCAGTAAATCTTTTTCGTGTTTCGGTCGAGCTGGCCATTTATACGCACGAATGAGGAGATCCAAAAACGGATCAGTTACGGAAAGTACTTTCCTTAGCTTTACGAGCTTTAGCCACGGCTCGCTGCCGTGTGGCAGAAGAACCAGAAATTTCCTGACCGCTGGGAGCTTTTTTGGCCTCTCGGTCGGCCGCAAACTTCTTCAGAAGCTCCGCAGGCATATTATTCGCCATCTGGAAGAAGGTACTTTTTGACTCTTTCCAGTTTAACCGCTTCCTCGGGTAAATCTCCGATGGAATAGTAAGTAATCAAATGATCCTCACGACCCAACATATCTGTACTACCCTCATTAGGTTCAAATTCATCGCACATTTTCTGAACTTCTGGTTTATCCCAGATGTAATACTCAGCTATAGAGCGCAGCTTTGTACGACGCTTATCCGAATCTCCCATCCAGCTCAGGTGCCAACCTGCGTCACGCTTGCCAAAGTACAAATTATCTTGACTGGCACGCATAGAAGACAGAGTGCCTAATTCTTTTAGCTGTTTAACAGTACTTACAACACCACAACGCCAGTCGAACAGCTCTCCTTCAGGAGAAACAAGCTGTCGATCAGCACGCCCGTAGTGCATCGACATGCTAAGGCGTACAATCTTATCCTTATTATTTTTTACAGTCTCCAATAACTCTGGGAACCGTTTGGGGTTAGCTATTTCGTCGCAGTCAGAGCAAATAAAAACAGTATCGTCAGGCATCATATGAAGCCCAACACCTAAAGCGTCCCGCTGACCTCGTTCCCGAATCCAAGGATCTGGAGCTTCTTCGTAGGACGGAAGCTCAACATGGAGAACTTGAATCTTGTCTTCGTTAAGACCAAGTTCACGAATAGTGTCTAAGCACGTAAAAGGTTTTTCCTCACCGCGATGCGTTCTATTTGCATCGGTAATTAAGAAACCGTCAACGTGATCTTCTAGTGTCTTAATCCGTAACTCAAGAATTTCTCGTTCGTTGAAGTACGGAAACGCGTCGATGAGCACTAGGATCTACTGAGCTAGCAATATAGTAGCTCAATCTCGCTCCTGTAGGTACTTTGCGACCTTGTGCTTAGCACGCATTAAGGAGTTGCCGTTAGTCTGCTCCAAAACGCTTCCGCCATCAGGCTCCATACCGGTGTACTGATCATCCGGAGGAGCAGGTGCTTGCGGCGTGGGTGAGTAAGTATAGTCAGTCTCTTCGTCGTTCAAGATCTGAGCAAACGCATTTGAAGAAGGTGCATTTGCCTGCCGTTGCGCATCAGCAGCTTGCATGTTCATTTGGTATGCCTTAGCAAAACCAAACCCAGCTCGTGCGTAAGGATCCATTAGTAGAGAACGAAAACGCCCTGAACACTACCGCTAATAATAGCAGTACAAGCAATAGGTATTAAAGTATTACCTTCTAAGTTAATTGCAGTAGAATGCTGCCCAGGAGCATCAGAAAGTTCAACAGTTAAATAATCTTTGCTGCTATTTGCCTTGCTCTCAATAAAAATAGCGCGGCAAGTTGCGAAATTCTTGCGACCAATTGACGGAGCCCACCCAAAACCACTTGCGTAAGGCAAGGCGGCAGACTGTCCGTATACAGATCCGAAAGCGCGGATATCCATTCGAAAAGGTTGTTTTGCTCTAGTTTAACGCGGCTCTTGGTTTTTCTCTAAATAAGTGATCAATCGATCTAAATACCACTGAGCTTTTTTCAGGTCTTCTAGGCCATTTTTATGGCGCTCACGCGACACATACTTCAGTACGTTTAACTTGTAGCCACCACGTATCTCTTCTTCCGTCAGGCACGACTCCATGTAATCGATGGTTTCGATTGCCCCGTGAGTGTAGTGACGGGGGTGATTAACAGGATCAGGAGAAAGGTCCATGGTGGCTTATCGGTAAAAATCGATTACTTATTCTTACCTCCTCCGCCTTTATTTCCGCCACCTTGGCCGCCTCCGCCACCTTTATTTCCACCGCCTTGACCGCCTCCTTGACCGCCGGCCTGGCTTCCACCGCCCCCTTTATTTCCACCGCCCTGGCCGCCGCCTCCGCCTTGACCACCGCCGCCTTGGCCTCCGCCGCCACCTTGGCTACTTGCTTGACCGCCGCCTTGGGCGGTTCCAGCTAACACACTTCGGGGAACAACAATCGGGGTAGTAGTGGTAGTCGCGGGCTGACCAGATCCTCCAAATTTATTTGGAGCAACTGCCGGCGTGGCAGTAGTACTAAAACCGGCGTAAGCTGACCCTTGATTGAGTCTTAAGCCTTGCATCGGAGCCAGTGCTTTTGCAGCTGCGCTATATGGAGTAGCGGAAATCTTTCCACTAGTAAGAGCGTTAACTAAACCAGCCCCCATAGCGATATTTTTATTCTGTGCACTTGCCATCACTTGGGCAACAGTACGTCCCTGAGACTTGGCTATGCTCTCAGCTTCTTTCTTACTGAGCACAGGACCAGCACCACCAAGTGCTTTAACTTTCTGACCCGCTAAACGAACAGTAGGCTCAGTGGTGCTAGACGCAGAAGTAGTGTCTGTAGCGGTAGTTTGCGTGGACTCAGCAGTTCCGCCCTCACCTGCAGTGCCAGCGGAGGATGACGGAAGGAAGCCAGGGAACTTAACATCACCGGCCATCATTTCGTCATAGAGACCCCCTTTGCCTGGTTTATTACCTTCTCCTAGTAATCCAGTATTTTGACTAACCCAATCCTTCAGGTACTCTTTTGGTACCCCAGCTTCAAGATTTCGGAAATAATCTTGATGGCCGAATAATGTAGAACTCTGACCTTTAGTTACATCAACGTTATAGGTCTTCTTTGCCTCCTGTTCAGGTTCAAAACGAGGCATGTTGATTGTTATATTTTGACTCCCGCCAAGGGAAGCAGGCTGTGTGGAAGTAGGAGCAGGCAGCGCTTCCGTGGGAGCAGTTAAACTAAAAGTTGTCTCCTGCGCAGGAGTTTTTGGTGTTTCGTACGTTAAAGTCCCAGGACTACGCCCTTTTACAAAACTAGTAACTTCAAAAGAAGGCACTAAACCACCAAAACCGGTTCCCTCACCTTCCCCTTCTTCAAACAACCCACTAAGGTCAAGACCGAAAAGCGTACCGGCTTTGCGCAGAACGTCAAAACGTTGCTTATTGGACGCGCTAGGAGTTGCAGTCATAATAAAAAGCCGGAACGCTTAGCCGAAACCAGTCTCTATCACACCAGTATAACCGCAACTACTAGACAGCTTTAAGACTCGTCAATTGAATAAAATTAACAAGCATCAAGCATCTCTGACAAATCTAAAACATAACCTTCTTTCTCTAAACACTTACTGTACTTAGTATCACAATGTTCAACTAAGCCGCAAGGGGCTATGTGTACTTTATCTTTTACTTTAACGATAGGAACCACACGGCGGTGCTCTCCCCGTGCTGGGGGATTTTCAAAAGCGAGTCCCATAGAACTACGATCAGCCAGAGGCCAGCAACGAAACTGCGTCAGCTCAAAACTTCTTACAGGATCGAAGCTGGTCGAGGTTATATAACGTTCTGCCATCTCTTGATCAAGTATCATCATCCCCATATAGGGATTCCCTAGTGATATAAAACCAATAAACCAATCGTCACGAGGAGCTAAATAAGATTCAACTTTATATGGCCTGTCTCCCCAAACATTTTCAGTTAATCCATTTAACTTCCAGACTCGATGATTATCGAAAGGAACCATTTTTGATTGATAAGACTCATACCTGCAAAAACCTGGCTCAAGGTTAAGCTTCTTAAGTCTGTCTTTGTATAAATACCAATAGATAAAGTTCTCGCTATTAAAAACCATATCATTCTCTGTATAAACATAGAAATCATAGTATTTATTTATGACGGCTTCTCGGAGCAAGCCTTTGTGAGCCCAGGTGAGAGCAAAACCCTCCCACTTATTAGAAGCTACGACAACAGCTAAATTATTAAAACTTACATTAGGTGCTAGTAAATTCTCCAGTACTGCTTTATCGCTTTCGTGGTCTGCATCGATATAAATAAAAACATCCTTCTGACCAGGCAGCTCTTCATAACCACGAAGGGTTTTTAGTAGTGCGTCGAACCGCGAGAGAGGGTCGTGAGCGGTAACGATAATTAAAAACGTACAATCTTGCATCAGAACTCCATCTCAAAGTTACCGCGTCGCTGCAGATAGCACACTAGGTGTGTGTAAGCATCGAGTAAGTCATCGTGAGAGGTCGCTCCGATATTTATTAACTGATCAAATAAAGCATCAAATTTACGGAAACGGTTGAACATGACTTTTTTATTTTCCAATAGGCCGAGCGTACCTCGGAAACGAGCGATCTTATCTCCTCTAAATCCTTTTACTTCGTGAATATGGAGGTTACCCAAACCCCATTCGTTTAACATGACGCGCCTCAAGTCGGCCGCTAGCGAAGCTTGATAAGCAACTGATTCAACAACCAAAGTACAAGTCGAGTAAGTAGGGAAATACTTACCATCGTTGTCTTCTTGCAGAATCCCCCACTCAACCAACATTTTGCATAGAAGATCTATCTTTTCAAGGTTCCCAATAGAGCGCACCTGGTGTGCGTCAATAATATAGTACTTATCTTTTAACCTACCTCCTAGAACAAAAGCCGTATAATCTGACGTTTCATTTTTACTGGCTGATAGGTCAATGCCCACCGCCAAACTATCGAACTCAGTGACAACATCTCCTTTAACCAGAAGGTCCGGTGAAAGGACCAGATCTGATGTCATCACGGGTTGTTGCTGATACTGGAACGCAAAAGCAACAGGATCTAGTTCTTTCTGACCTAATAAATAGTCAACACTCCACTGTTCAGGCCAATAGCTAACAGGCTCCCCGTCGTCGTCATAAGTAAGAGCTTCCTGTTGTACCTGCTTCCAGCCCTTATCGGGGACAAACATCGTTTTGTGGATGTCTAACGGGTGGAAACGAGTACCCAGACAGATAGCTCGACCGCCTTCAAAAATAATCGGAGCGATAACGGAGCTCCAGTTGTTATTCATCTCCTCTCGAATAGTAGGGTTCTTAATATCAGTACTAGATTTAATAGGGTCATCTACAATAACAAGGTGAGCACGTTTAGAGGTAATAGAGCCTCGTAGTCCTGCTGCTCTCAGAGTAAACTCTTCATCACCCACACGGCTGATACCGGCATAATCAAAATCAATACTCCAGCCGATATCTGATTGCATACCCGACCGAAGCTGCACCTTTGGAAAAATCTTTTTGTAAGTAGACGAGTCGATAATCTGTTTAATGATTCGACTTTTTGGGATAGCCGTGGCGATGTTGTAAGAACAGTAAATAATTTGAAGAGGTAAACCTGCTGTTGTGTGCCTACCTATAATCCACGCTGTAAACATATTGAGTACAGTGCTTTTAGCGCTGCCTCGCGGAGCAAGAATATCAAGATTTGGTCCTGCGATATCGATTAAATAACGATTACTGTCTCCCGTTATTAGATGCTTATGCCACTCCAGCATATGGGCTGCTGGGGCTTTATCCATAATCGTACAGAATGTATGAAAGTCATCAGCAGCTCTCATAAAGATATTATCTATGGTAGAGCTCTCAGAGTCAACTGCTTTCGCAGCTCGCAACTTAAGTGCACGGCGATATGCAAATGTCTCTCTGCTTGGCATTTGTTTTAAAAAAGTGTCTGTATACTGTTAGCAAGATTCTACTGCCAAATGGCAAAAATTCTTTGGTACGGCGACATTCTCTCTAACACTGGTTTTGCTAGAGTTACACACAGTATTCTAGAGCACCTGAGCCTCACGAATGAAATAGTGGCTTATGGTATTAATTACAGTGGGGATCCCCACGGGCTTCCTTTCAAGGTTTATCCAGCGGGTACGCATAATCCGTCTGACCGTTTTGGAATCGGTCGCCTACCTCAAGTGGTCGAGGCGGAAAAACCAGACTTTGTTATTTGTTTAAACGACATCTGGATCGTTAACCAGGTGTGGGAGCGAATTCACCTTTTGAAGGATTCGCTGAAGTTCAAGTTCATAGCTTACTTCCCAGTTGACTCAGCTTATTATATTAGCTCTATGCTCAGCTATATCAAAGACTGGGATTTTGCTATCACTTTTTCAATTGAGCAGGCTCAGCGCTTGATGGCTCAGGGCGTGCAGCCAAAAATGTTAGGTGTCATTCCTCACGGTTTAGATCAAGGAAAGTTCTTCCCGGTAGATCAAAACGAAGCGCGTCGAATGCTTCGTCTTCCTGAAGATAAGTTCATAGTCCTTAATGCAAACAGGAATCAACCCCGTAAACAAATCGATCTGACGATCAAAACTTTTGTTGAGTTTGCTGTTGATAAACCAGACACTCTTCTTTATCTGCACATGAGCGAGAAAGATCTTGGTTGGGACGTAAGAGCTATCTTCGACGCGGAAATGAAACGAAAAAACATAAAACCAGATAGCCGTATGATTATGACAACAAGCAATATTGATTACACAAACGCACCGCCTGATGAGCTCTTAAACACAATCTACAACGCTTGTGACGTAGGTATTAACACCGCAAACGGAGAAGGCTGGGGTCTGGTTCCCTTCGAACACGCCTCTTGTAAAAAACCGCAGGTTCTCCCCAACCACACGTCCTTTAGCGACATCTGGAAAGGAAGCGCCCTGCTCGCGGACGTAGCTGCTTGGATTTACGACAAGGATCTGAGTGTTGAGCGAGGCATCGTAGACGTTAAAGACGCAGCCGCAAAACTAACAAAACTGTACTCAGACAAAACTTTTTACAACCAAGTAGCCGAAGACTGCTACAAAGTCACTCAGAACCCGTCGTACAGGTGGGATCGCATCGCTGAAGGATTCAACAAAGCCATGGAGGAGCTCAACAAATGAGCACGCAATTTCACCGCTATCGCACGTATCACAACAATGTGATTCGCAGGGCGTTTGCTCCCACTAAATCCGGGTTGCCTTCGGTATTCGATCAGGCTTATGACATCGGAGGAACTTTTACAAAGATCTCTTCAGGTCTACCTGAAAACAGCTTTGCCAACTTCAGTCCTTGTGTTACTAGGCATCGCGGAGCGACTTTAATCGCGTGGCGATCCCAGCCTGAGCATTTTGTGTTCAGGCACGATATGAAATACTTTTATTACAACAATACGCCCACAGATATTTGGATTGGGCAGTTGCTTTCCGACGATACCATCGTCGCACCAAGAAAACTTATCGACAAGAAGCATCGATTGAGTTACGAAGATCCTCGAATCTTTGTTTCACCTGACGATAATCTTATGTGTCAGTTTGTCACAAGCACCTATGCGACAAAGTGGGACACAACAAATCACAAAATGATTAAGACACCAAAAATTTGTACAGGTGCTATTAACGAATTTGGGCAGCTTGTAGATCGCTTTTATCCTCCTATCGGAGACAACTTTGAAGATGGTAAATCAGAGAAGAATTGGTGTTTCTTCTCTCACGATAACTACTTGCACCTTCTTTATTCCACGCAGCCGCTTGTCGTCAAAACGCCAAACAAAGCAGACAAAGTAATCGACTCGATCTGCTTGAAACAAGTGACAAGCGAGCATCCGACATTTAACTCGACAGCACCTGTCTTAGTGGATGACGAATGGCTTGTCTTCTATCACTGGAAGTTTATGGCCAAAGAAGCTGATCATCGTCCGTATCTTATGTACGCTCTAGGTGCCTACACCCTAGATAAAGAGCTGACAAAGATCACACGAATGATGAAAGAACCTTTATTTGTGGGTTCGACAAACGATGATCTTGTGACGTGGACAAACGCCGTTGGTGGTGACATCTCAAATCAACCCGCTTG